AGCTCGACGACTTCACCGGCGACGGCCAGACCGACATCCTGTGGCGCTCGCAGAGCACCGGCGCGCTGTCGCTCTGGGCCATGAACGGAACCACCATCCAGTCCGCTCAGATCCTGGGAACCAACCCGCAGACCGGCTGGACACTGTTGTAACTGCAACTGGGCTGTAACTGCAGCCGGCTGGAGCCGGCTCTCACACTGAGACGATGTGGTGGACACGCCGCCACCACATCGTCACTTGACGGGGAGGGTCTGCCACCCGAGATTCCGCGGCACGCGTTCGCCGTGATCCAGGAGCAGCCATGGCCCCCCAGCGCCGTCACATCCTGCGCGCCCTTGCCGCCGTCGCGGTCGGTGGTGGCGCGGCGACCCTGTCCGGTCCCGCTGCGGCGTTCCGCGTGATTCCGAACGACGATCTGAAGGGCGTGCTGGACGAGGGCTGCGGCGCCACCGCCTATCATCGCCGGATGATCGACGAGGCGGTTCAGGCCGCCGGCGTGTCGCTGACGGAGGAGCAGCGCAACACGCTCCTTTCCCAGATCGCCTGCCCGACCTGCCGCTGCCCGCTCAACCAGATCGACAATCCCGCCGCGGCCGGCCTGCGCTTTTGAGCGGCTGTCACGGCGCCGCGCGCCGACGGGCACGTCCGGACACCAAGTCCCTCAGGCCGCGCGGGATCCGCGTGCGGTCGCTCCAGCGCACAGCGATCCCGGCGGCGCGGCACTCCGCGGCCAACTCGCGCCCGTTCTCGTAGCGGTGCTGGTCGAGCAGCGGCCAGCCATCCAACCCCCGGTAATCGAAGGGGCGTCCGTCGAGGAAATCCCGGAACCCGTCGAAGAATCGGGGATGCAGCACCACCGGCTTGGCTTCCCGCCATGAGCGCGCGCCGTAGAAGCGGTTGTTGGACATCCCACTCATTGGTACAGCCCCGGCCCGGCGCCCGGAGGGGTGTCCAGAACGGCCCGTCCCAACTTGTCGAGCAATCCCGCCGTCGCGATCGGCCCGTGCAGCGCGGCGAGGCGGTCCACCGCTTCGACCATCATCGCCCAGGCGACCAGCCGCTCCGGCACGCCCTCGTGGCGCCCCTCGGTCCACAGGGACCGCACCAAATCCAGCGCCGCTGTGAACTCCGCCGGAACGTCCGGCGCGTCCATGCCTTCGATCATCGTTTCCCCCGTCGCCGTCCGTCTCCAGACCTCACGCGGGAAATGTAACGTTATATCATATCAACATAAAGACAGAAGGCCACCCATGGCCGGACCTTGCGCCCCGTCACGGGGAAACGCGAGATCCGGCCGAAGGGGTGTTCAGCGCGGGGCGGTGGCGCGGTTCCAGTTGGTGGCGTCCGCCGGATTGCCGGCGGGGGCAAGGGCCGGCGCCATCGCGGCGGGCGTGGCGAACAGGGCGTCGAACTGGTCCGCGCTCATCTCGGTGAGGACGAGCGCCTGCCGTTCTTCCGAGTAGCGCAGCTGACCGGAGTCCAGCGTCACGTGGCGCCTCACCGGGTGGACCGGCGCGCCGCTCGCCACCACGAGTTGGACCGGCTCGCGCGCCGGGGTGACGACGACATCCTCCACCGCACCCAGGATGCGGTTCTCGGGAATGGACTGCACGGTCAGCCCGACCAGCTCCAGCGGCGACATCTGCGCCATGGGCCGCTGCGTGGCGCCGGTTTCCGCGCAGGCGCCGAGCGCGGCCAGGGCGCAGACGGCCAGCAGCCGGGTGGCGGGGCGGGGGGTGAAGCGTCGATGGTTCATGCGTGGCTCCTCCGTCGCGTGGGCAAGGCTATAACGCGGCAGCGGAGCGGAGGGGCCGCGGATCGGACCGGAAAAGGGCGCGGCCCACCATGGCCACGCCCCTTGTGCCATCAGCCCCTCATGCCCGCGGTACTTCCTTCAGATAAAGGGGCCGGTCCGCCGAACGACAGATCATGTGAACACATAATCGCGGCCCGCGATCAGCCCCACCGAGTCCACGGTCAGCGACGACCCGTCCCGGAAGCCGAAGGACGTGTTGGTCGCGGTCGTGGAGACGGTCAGGTCGGCAGCGGAGAAGCCGCGGAACTCGAGGCGATCGATCCCGGCCTCGAAGTAGCTGATGTCGTCGGTGCCGAAGCCGCCCGGCGCCACGTCGAATCGGAAGATGTCCGTCGCTCCGTCGCGGTAGCTGACCATATGGTCGTTGCCGGCGCCGGGCAGGAAAACGTCGGACCCGTCGTCGCGCAGCGTGTCGATCAGCCAATCATCGCCGGTTCCGCCGACCAGCGTGTCGTCGCCGCGCCCGCCCTTCACCGTGTCATTGCCCGATCCGCCGTCCAGCCAGTCGTTCCCGGCCCCGCCGAACAGCTGGTCGTTGCCCTGGCGTCCATACATACGGTCGTTTCCCGGATCGCCGGCGTAGGGATCGCCCAACCAGTCGTTCCCGAGCCCGCCATCCAGGAAATCGTTGCCGAGACCTCCGGAAAGCGAATCATTCCCCCCGTTGCCATAGACCGTGTCGGCGGCGTCGGTGCCGAGGTAGCGTTCGGCGGCGTTGGTTCCCGAAAACCTAGCCATGGTTGCCTCTCCTCAATAATTAACAAATCGTTAACATTGAGGTGGGGTGGCGGAAAGGTAAAAAAACACCGTGCTCATCGGTGCCAATTTTTGCCACGGTCCCTTGGGACTTGTTGCCCTTGTGTTTCGGTGTTGTTTCCAGATTCGAATATTCGACTTTCGGTGCAGGGGCTTCGGACAAAGAAGAAGGCCGGAGCCTGAGGGCCCCGGCCGTTTTCGCATCGGCGGTCACCGGTCGGTCGTCGCGCCCGGCGCCTTACGCCTGGGTCGGCGTCGGCATGCCCGGAGTCGGCTGGTCCGCCGGCGGCGGCATCTCCGGAGGGGTGTCGGGATTCTCGGGAACCGGGTAGGGGTCCGGCGTGGTCGGACGGTCCGGCTGCGGGGTGTTCGGGTTGCTCGGCGGCGGCACCTCGGTGGGCCGTTCCGGCGTCATGGGATCGCTCATGCGGATGGCTCTCTGTGGTTGATAAGGTGTGGGCGGGCGCGTCACTCGGCGGCGCGCTCAACGGCGCGGCCGCCGGCCTGGACATCCTGCCCGGCCCCTTCGACCGTGTTGCAGCCGACGAGCAGCGCGGCGAAGGTCAGGACGAAGCTGGCGAGGGCAATCTGGCGGACGGGGAACGGCATGGCGCGGCTCATGATCCCGAACTCCTCAATGGATGCTGTTGCTTCGTCAACGCGCCGCCGCGGGCGTTGGTTCCGGCCCATTCGGCGGATTTGCAACAGGGCGGAAGGACAATAAGCCGCCACTTGACGTGGTACGTCGCACGGTCAAGATGGCCGGTTCCGCCACCGGCGGTGACAACCGAACACAAGCGCCCCACACACAAGCGACCGACAGCCTTGATCATGCCCGACCACGCCATTCCCGCCCCTCTCCTGGCCGACCGTCTGCGCACCCATGCCGGCGAACTCCTGCGGCTGGCCGCCCCGGTCATCGTCTCGCGCGCCGGTCTGGTCGTCATGATGGCGGTGGATACGGCCATCGTCGGCCGCTACAGCGCGCAGGAGCTGGCCTATTACGGGCTGGCCCATCTGCCGGCCAACCTGCTGGTCACCACCGGCGTCGGGCTGATGATGGGCGTGGTGGCGGTGACCGCCCATGCCCTGGGGGCGGGGCAGGACGCCGAGTGCGGGCGCGTCTGGCGCCGGGCGATTCCCTACGCGCTGCTCCTCGGCATCCTCTTCGCCCTGGCCTCGCTGGCCGGGGAGCCCTTCTTCCGCCTGACCGGCCAGTCCGCGGATCTGGCGGCGGGCGGCGGTCGGGTGATGGCGGTGCTCGGCTTCGGCATGCCGGGCATGATGCTGTACGTCGCCACCGGCTTCTTTCTGGAAGGGCTGAAGAGGCCCGTGCCGGGCATGGTGGCGATGATCCTCGGCAATCTCCTGAACGCTCTGCTCGCCTGGATGCTGGTCTGGGGGCATGGCGGCTTCCCGGCCCTGGGAGCGGTCGGTTCGGCCTGGGCGACCACGGCCGTGCGCTGGGGGATGGGGCTCGGCCTTGCCTTCTACGCCTGGCACATGAGCGACCACGCCCGCTGGGCGGTGCGCGACCCGGTCCGCGACTGGTGGAGCGGCAGCCGCAAGCAGCGCCATCTCGGCTACGCCGCCGGGGTCAGCCTGGGCGTGGAGAGCGGCGCCTTCGCCACGCTGGGGCTGTTCGCCGGGATGATCTCGCCGCTGGCGCTCGGTGCCTACACGGTCGGGCTGAACCTGACGGCGCTGCCCTTCATGGCGGCGGTCGGGCTGGCCTCGGCCACGGCGGTGCGGGTGGGGGTGGCCTATGGCCGGCGTGACCCGCTGGACATGGCGCTGGCCGGCTGGACGGGGCTGGCGGTCACCAGCCTGATCCTGGCCGGAGTCGGTGTGCTCTACCGCTGGGTGCCGGAGCCGCTGGCCGCCATCTACAGCGCCGACCCTGAACTGATCGCCGCGGTGGCGCCGCTGATCGCCTTCACCGCCTGGGTTCTGGTGGCCGACGGCGGGCAGGTGGTCATGGCGAACGCGTTGCGCGGGCGCGGCGACGCCTGGGTCCCCACCGCGCTGCACTTCATCTCCTACGCGGTGGTGATGATTCCGGTGTCGGCCCTGCTCGCCTTCGGGTTGGACCGCGGCGCGCGTGGTCTTTTTGAGGGAATTTTGATCGCCAGTGTGGTATCCGTGACCATCCTTTCGCTGCGCTTCGCGCTGTTGAGCCGCCCCCGGTCCGCCAAGGCCGGAGGCCATTGACCTGCAAAGGCCAGAAACCGTGGGATTGCCGGAGCGTTGTGTGCACATGCGAAAGCTGATAGGAATTCTTATATTACATGCAGCGGCCCGAAGGGCCGTGCGGACGAGCACCGTTGAGCCTTAAGTGTTGAACCGAGTGCGTTGAACAGCAAGCGCTGAACACCGAGCATCGCCGCAGCCCGTAGAATGAGTTTGTCTCCTTGAGCACGACGCCCCTTCCTCCCGCCTCCGACATCGCGCCGGTCACCATCGAAGACGAGATGCGCCGGTCCTATCTCGATTACGCGATGAGCGTGATCGTGAGCCGCGCTCTGCCCGACGTCCGCGACGGGCTGAAGCCGGTGCACCGCCGCATCCTCTACGCGATGAAGGAGGGCGGGTACGACTCGACCAAGCCCTACAAGAAGTCGGCGCGCATCGTCGGCGACGTGATGGGTAAATATCACCCGCACGGCGACAGCGCGATCTACGACGCCATGGTCCGCATGGCGCAGGGCTTCTCCATGCGCCTGCCGCTGATCGACGGGCAGGGCAACTTCGGTTCGATGGACGGCGACCCGGCCGCGGCCATGCGCTACACCGAGGCGCGGCTGGCCAAGGCGGCGGAGGCGCTGCTCGACGACATCGACAAGGACACCGTCGATTTCCAGGCCAACTACGACGATTCGGGCAAGGAGCCCACGGTCGTCCCGGCGCGCTTCCCGAATCTGTTGGTCAACGGCGCCGGCGGCATCGCCGTCGGCATGGCGACCAACATCCCCACCCACAATCTGAGTGAGGTGGTGGACGCCTGCTGCGCCTACATCGACAACAACGATGTCACGCTCGAAGAGCTGATCGAGATCGTGCCCGGTCCGGACTTCCCGACGGGCGGCATGATCCTCGGCCGGTCGGGCGTCCGCTCGGCCCTGATGACCGGGCGCGGCTCCGTCATCATCCGCGCCAAGACCGACATCGAAGAGGTGCGCAAGGACCGCCTCGCCATCGTGGCGACGGAGATCCCGTACCAGGTCAACAAGTCCAAGCTGATGGAGCGCATCGGCGAGGTCGTCAACGACAAGACGATCGAGGGCATCGCCGACCTGCGCGACGAATCGGACCGCGACGGCGTGCGCGTGGTGATCGAGCTGAAGCGCGACGCCGTGCCCGACGTGGTGCTGGCCCAGCTCTTCCGCCACACCCAGCTGCAGACGTCCTTCGGCGTCAACATGCTGGCGCTGAATGGCGGCCGCCCGGAACTGATGAACCTGAAGGACATCATTGTCGCCTTCGTCCGGTTCCGCGAGCAGGTCATCACCCGGCGCACCGAGTTTCTGCTGGGTAAGGCGCGCGAGCGCGCCCACACCTTGGTCGGTCTGGCCGTCGCCGTCGCCAATCTGGACGCCATGATCGCGCTCATCCGCAGCGCCCCGGACCCCGTCTGGGCGCGCGAGCAGATGATGGAGCGCGAGTGGCCGGCGATGGACGTCGCCCCGCTGATCGCGCTCATCGACGAGCCGGGCCGCGGCGTGTCGGAGAACGGCACCTACCGGCTGTCGGAGGAGCAGGCCCGCGCCATCCTCGACCTGCGTCTGCACCGCCTGACCGGGCTGGAGCGCGACCGCATCGGCGCCGAGCTGAAGGACGTGACCGACCAGATCGCCGACTACCTGGAGACGCTGGCCAACCGCGCGAAGCTGCTGGGCATCCTTCGCGACGAGCTGGTGGAGATGAAGGAGCGGTTCGGCACCCCGCGCCGCACCGAGATCCAGGAGCTGGAGTTCGAGGCCGACATCGAGGACCTGATCCAGCGCGAGGACATGGTCGTCACGGTCAGCCAGTCCGGCTACGTGAAGCGCGTTCCGCTGTCCACCTACCGCGCGCAGAAGCGCGGCGGCAAGGGCCGGTCGGGCATGTCGATGAAGGCGGAGGACGCGGTCAGCGACCTGTTCGTCGCCAACACCCACACGCCGCTGCTGCTCTTCTCGTCGCGCGGCATGGTCTACAAGCTGAAGGTCTACCGCCTGCCGCTGGGCAACCCGCAGGCGCGCGGCAAGGCCTTCGTCAACCTGCTGCCGCTGATCGACGGCGAGACCATCACCACGGTCCTGCCGCTGCCCGAGGACGAGGCCGTGTGGGCGGATCTGCACGTCGTCTTCGCCACCTCGAAGGGCAACGTGCGGCGCAACCGCCTGTCGGACTTCGCCAACATCCGCTCCAACGGCCTGATCGCCATGAAGCTGGAGGAGGAGGGCGAGCGTCTGATCGCCGTCCGCACCTGCTCGGAGGCCGACGACGTCCTGCTGGCGACCGGTGGCGGCAAGTGCATCCGCTTCGAGGTCGCCGACGTGCGCGTCTTCGCCGGCCGCACCTCGACCGGCGTGCGCGGCATCCGACTGGCCGACGGCGACGAGGTCATCTCGATGACCACGCTCCACCACGTCGACTCCTCGCCCGAGGAGCGCGCCGCCTTCCTGAAGCGCAAGCGCGAGGAAGGCGTCGATATGGAGGGCGAGGCGGCGCCGGAGGCCGATGAGGTGCCGACCGAAGCCGTGACGCTCAGCATGGAGCGCTACGAGGAGCTGAAGGGCCTGGAGCAGTATGTGCTGACCGTGACCGAGCGCGGCTACGGCAAGCGGACCTCCTCCTACGAGTACCGGGTGACCGGCCGCGGCGGCCAGGGCATCTGGAACATGGAGATGGGCGACCGCAACGGTTCCATCGTGGCGGCCTTCCCGGTGGAGGACTCGCATCAGGTGATGATGGTCACCAACGGCGGTCAGGTCATCCGCATGCCGATCCACGACGTGCGCATCGCGGGCCGCAAGACGCTGGGCGTCACGCTGTTCCGCGTGGGTGCGGACGAGCGCGTGGTGTCCGTCGCCTCCATCGCGGAGGACGAGGATACCAACGGGAACGGGGCCAACGGAAACGGTGGCCTGGGCGATGATCTCGACGGCGGCGGGACGGCCGCCGTGGACGACAGCGCCGATGCCGCCGGCCCCGGCGAGACGCCCGGTGAACCGATCGAATAAGAAGAGGCGGAAGGTACTCCCATGGCCAAGCGCCGCATCGGTGTCTATCCCGGCACCTTCGACCCGATCACCAACGGGCACATGGACATCATCCAGCGGGCGTCGCGCCTCGTCGATCACCTGATCGTCGGCGTCGCCCGCAACGCCGGCAAGGGGCCGCTCTTCTCGACGGACGAGCGGGTGGCGATGGTCCGGGAGGACGTGACCGCCCTCAACAACGCGGGGGCCAGCATCGAGGTGCGGGCCTTCGACACGCTGCTGATGCATTTTGCGGTGGAGGTGAACGCCACCGTGATCATCCGCGGCCTGCGGGCGGTTTCCGATTTCGAGTACGAGTTCCAGATGGCGGGCATGAACGCCCGTCTGAACCCGAAGATCGAGACCATGTTCCTCATGGCCTCGGAGAAGAGCCAGTTCATCTCCTCGCGCTTCGTCAAGGAGATCGGGCGCCTGGGCGGCGACATCCGCGGCTTTGTCAGCGGCCGCGTGGCCGATCATCTGGCCGAGCGTTTCGCCCTGGAAGCCGGCAACGGCGACGCCAACAAGAAAGTGCAGACCCTTAAGCAGTGACGCCGAACAGCGGCGGCGGATGGCGAAATTTTTGTACGCTCCGCCCAACCCCGCTGTTGACGGGGGAGTCACTGGCCCCTATGTTGCGCCCCGCATCGGCGACAGGCCGTACGCTTCTGTGATCCGGTAGCTCAGTCGGTAGAGCACGTGACTTTTAATCATGTGGCCGTGGGTTCGAATCCCACCCGGATCACCACAGTTTCAATGACATAGCGGTCTTGACGGTGAGTGTGTCAAACTCCCGTCAGACCGCGTGTCAAACTCCCTGTTCTCGATATGTGTTCAGAGCGCCCATTCGACCGTTTCCGGAGGGCGCGAATCCGCTGGGTCCTGTTGCCAAAGGGGTTGCATGGAACTGATCTGATCGCATTTGGGCCAAGCGCCGATCAGAACCATGTTGACCGATGCGATGTGGTGTTAGCTCTTCCCCTTGTTGCCGCCGCGGAAGCCCAGAACCGGGCGTCCCTCCCTTGATTACCGGTGCCTCGGTGCGGGCCAGCCAGAGGAAGGCTCGCACCGAGGCACTCTGGCGCGGTTGGCCGGAAGACGTGATGAGCTGGTGGGGCGCTTGGCGGTGTCTGCAACGCTGGACGACTGCTGGGAACTGGAGCCGCATCGTTGCTGAACTGCGCGTATGCCGCAGGGGCGGCGGCGTGCGTCAGGCGAGCAGGACCCGGTCGCTCGCGCAGCGCCATGAGCTGCCCCTGCGTGCCGACGCCGAGAGGGCAGCTCATGGCGCTGCGTCTGACCGGTGGAGAGCGCCATGAGGTAGGCATAACTTTGCAGGAGATGTGCGTAGCCGTTGAGTGGGTAGCGCATCATAACCGATGGGCGTGCGACGGACATTCTATCGCCGAAATAGTGACGTTAGTTCTCCCTTAAAAAGGGAGTGCAGAGGCTGATAGCTTCGGAATGGTCATTTGCATGGACATAAATTAATTGTATTATTGAGCGTGCGATTGGCGAAGCACGTAATAGCTTCATATTCTACGCAACCCGTCAATTGATTGCGATAGAAGGGGGTGGGCATGTGCAATGAAGAATGTAAGAAAGACGTCGACGGAATGCCGGAGCCGTTAAAAAAAGAGAGGCTTCCCAAAAAGACCGCGCAGGTGATGTTGACTGTTTACGTCGTTTTTTCGCTTGCATTGTTTGTTTATACCCAGTTCGGCGGGAGCACATTGACAGCAATTCAAGCAACTGTTACTGTATTGGTTCCAGCCCTTTTTATAGGATGCATTTATACCATAGTGCAGTATCCGTATCTTGTCGTTCCGCTGGCGATGACAGTCTTGGTTTTGACATTATCCTTTGTTTCTTATTTTTGTTTCAGAATTTTAAAAGACATTGAAAGTTGTGATCCGTCTCCTTTGAAGGTTTACCTTAATATCTCTGACTGCGGAACCTCTAACAGAACTCTCCCCTTACCCTCTCAAGCGCCGTCGGACGGAAGCAAGAAACCCGCGAACCCATTAGTGTTCAACTTGGGTGATAAAAGTTGGAGGGAGATGCGTCTTTCGAATGTCAGATTTGAGATATCAAATGCTGGATCACCAGATGCCAAACTCAACCTTTATATCGCCGCGCAAAGCCCTCAATGTACTGTCTTTGGTGTAAATGGAAGGGAGAGAGCGGTATTGTACGCAATTCTTGGATACCAGGATGGGACATCTGCCGAGTATTTGATGAGGCCGTTTGCGCAATCAGCGAACAATCGTGGGGCAGAAATTACTGAAGGACCGAATATTGGGTCCAAAATTCCTTCGAAGGTAGATGTTCGTTTTGAGGGTAGGTGCGGGTAGAGAAATAAATATCGATTTTCTGCGAGATATTGCCTCTGTGTTAGCCGCGGAGGCAAGATTTCAAACATAATCAACTGAGTGAAGTGTGCTCCTGAACGCCATCCGAATGCTTTCGGCGGAACGCCTCCACCTTGGCAATGGCGTGCTTCGCTTGGTCACTGTCAGGGCGCCAATAGTGCTTCAGGATGTGGTGGACGCTCACCAGGGTATGACCGGTGATGCTGGCGATTTCGGGGATTGAGCAGCCGGCGGAAGCGAGGCGGCAGACACAGGTCGCACGGAGTGACCGGAACTCGATGTGGGGCAAGCCGGCGGCGTTGGCGATCTCCCGGAAGGCTTTGGAGAATGCCTGCTGCTTCCACTGCTGGCGCGTCGTCTCGGCGACAACCAACAGGATGTTCTCCTTCGGTAGCGCGGCAAGGCGGTCGCGCAGCAGCGAGGTCGCTGGCACGGTGACATAGGCGCCCGTCTTGTTCTGCACGCGACGAAGGGTTGCGCCATCCCATTCCCGGCCTCGGCGCATGTCCAGGACGTCTCCTTGACGCTGACCGGTCTCAGAAGCGAGTAGGACGGCGGTGCCGATGCTGGACCGGCTCATCTCGTCAGCCTTCGCCACAATGGCGGCGATCTCCACATCGGCCCAAATGTGCACCTCGGGTGCGTCCTTCTCCAGGCCGAGATCGGTCCACACATTGTCGGTCGCGGCACCGCGGCGGCGGCCAAAGTTCCACAGGATCGAGCCGAAGGCGGCCATCCGCGCCCGCAGGGTAGGGCGGTCATCGTATTGAGAAAGGAACTTCAGCACCGCCGGGGTGGTCATCTGTTTAATTTGCGGGTGCTGCTTTGCCTTCGACCAAGCAATCATCTGCTTGGCCAGCAGATCATACTGATATCGCGTCGCTTCAGCTTTCTTCTTGTACTTGTCGCTTTTCTGGTAATCAGCGATCAGCCATGGTAGCGTACCCTCGACTGGTCCCGCTGAGACCTGAGATCGCGCCCTATCGAGCTGCGCATTAAGTTCGCGACCACGGGCTACCGCGGCAACAGGATCGGTGATGGCGCCACCACGCTCGTCGCGCAGGCGCAACGCCCCGGACGGCCAGCCCTCCGGTTGGAGACGCTTCGGGACCTGAAAATAGAACGCCCACGTTCCGCCCCGATTCTTGGCGATAACGAACCGCGGAAGCTCCAGCGGTATTTTTGCCATGTCTATGCCCATGGATCTTCAGCCGGCGCGTGTGACGATGCCACGATTCCGCTACGCTTGTCCTGCGCGATGTCGAGCAGGTTGCGATCCCACAGGACGCGCCCGCCGCGGGGCTCGCCAGCGGGCCATATCCCCGCGCCCACCTCTTCAGCGAACTTCCCCGGCGACACACCGACATAAGCGGCTGCCTGATCGCGTGACAGGCACCGCGGCCAGAAGGGGAGGCCGGATAGATCGGCGCGCTTGGCACTCATCCCTTCCTCCCCCGACGCCCCAGCCCCAGCAGCGGGAGCGTCAGCGTTTCGCCTCCCTCCAGTTCGGAGTTGTGCAACTCCACCAACAGGCGCCCACGCCGCCGCATGTAGGCCTGGGCGAACTCGACAGGGAAAATCCACACGTTGGAATGGGAGTGCCTGGACAGTGCCAAGGGCGGGGTCTGCGCGGCAGCGATCTCAAGCAGCTCGTGCCTGATCTTCCCGCCGAGGCTTCGGCGCCCCTTCTGAACGGCCCCGGCGGCATCAAGCAGTTCGAGGACGGTGACACCGGCCACAGCCGAGTTGCGGTTGTCGGCGGTGACGATCAGGTCTTGGACCTGCTGGGAGAGGGTGGCGACTTGGTGATCCGTCGACTCCATCCGCGCGATCAGCGGCGCGACGATTCCGGCCACCGTGGCGGCGATGTCCGCGCCGGGCAGGGCGGCATACCCCTTGGTGCGGATGTCATGAATCCACTCCGTGACCTGGACGGCGAAGGCCGGGCTACACCACTGCGCGAGGTGGTAGGCGACCTGGGGGTGGACCCAGGTTCCGCGGCCGGCATTCGGTCCGGTGGTGACGGTCGCAACGAGAAGGTCAGCCGGAATTCCGACTGACCTAGAAAGCTCGGCAATGAAGTCGGCAGTGCCAGCATTCTCGTTGTAGTGCTTCCACTCCTTCCCATTCGCCTTGCACATAGCCGTGGCGTTCAGATAGCCGTCGTCCCGCTGGCCGATCGGCGTCCCGTTGAAGGTGCGGGTGATGTTCGTCATCGCGTCAATCCTCCGGCTGGGGCTCGGGTAGCGTCACAAGGAAGGCATCAGCCCCAGGTGACGGGAAGGCGTCGCCGGTGAACCACTTCCACCAGCCATCCGCCTGCTTGATCCAGTGGCCGCCGTTGACGGCGTGCGCCTTGGTGCCGACCGGATAGTCGATCCATGGTCGGTCTTTGCGTTGTTGCTGGGCGTAGCTGTCCATGGCTCAAACCCGCTGCGGCATGACCAGCGCCAGCAGCGCGGCCTCGTCCGGCCCGGTCCCGACCGGCCACAGCACGACGGGTGACGCCAGATCGGTGAACCGTGCCGAGATCCGGCCGGCGGGCATGGCGCCCAGCGCTGAACCCAGCAGCTTCGAACCGAACCCGATGGACAGGTCGCCGGACCCGGACGCCTCGGCCCAATCCTCGGCCGAGACCCCACCGGAAGCGCCGGCCACGATGGCGACACCATCGGTGGAGATGTCGAGGCGCACCGACGACGCCTTGCCCTCGGCGGCGACGCGAACCCGGCGCAGGGCGTTGGCCAGGGCGTCGCGCTCGAACTCCAGGCTGATACCCCCGCGCAGCGCGTTCGTGACCAGCCACCCCATGTTGTCCGGGAACGCCCCAGCAGTCAGGCCGGTGCGGAACCGGGCTGCCCCGATCCGGAACGCCGCGGCGTTCGGGCTGGGCTGGGCGGAGGGCGACAGCGGTTTCGAGTAGCCGATGGTGACCTCGACCGGCTCATCATCGCTGGCGCCGTCGAGCAGGGCCCGGAGCGGCGCCCAGGCGGTGACCGGCAGCATGACGTCGCGGGTCGGGATGTCACCCTCTCCGGCCACACCGGTCCGCACCATGACGTGGCTGTCCGTCGCCCAGGCCTGCAGGGACCCGTCGGCCGGACGGAGGCAGGTCACGCAGAGATGCATCCTGGCCTCTTCCGTGCTGGCCGCCCAGGTCGTGGCGTCGCCGACGCGGCGCAGTTCGCCGGCCGTGATGGTCATGACCGGACCCTTGACCGGGCTGGCCGCCGGGTAGTCGCTGGCCGGCAGTGCCGGGAACCGGAGCTTGGTGCGGCCCTGCGAGATGCGGAGGAGGCCGTCATCAAGGCTGATATCCACCTTGCCGGTGGGCAGCTCGGATACCGCCTTGGTGAGCATGGCGCCGTTCACGGCGGCGTCACCGGGCGTGGCCACGGTGGCCGGGACGGAGAGGGAGGCCCATTGCGTGGTGTCGGAGCTGGCGACGGTGAAGCCGCTGTCCTTGGCGCGCAGGACAACACAATCCAGGATCGGGACGGACTTGTTGCGCCCGGAGAGCTGGCCGCCACGGCGCAGGGCGGCGAGGAGATCGGCGCGGTCGATGGTGAGGTGCATGGTCGGGTCTCGCTCACGCGGTGGCGGAGGTGGGGGTTTCGGTGTCGTCGGCGTCTTCGTCCTCGTCGGCGCAGTCGCACGTCGGGCCGTCGAGGTCGTGTGGCTCCCCGCATTCATCGCAGCGGCCCGGAAAACCCATGTGCGCGGCTTCGATCAAGCGGCGCATCGTGTAGGTCGAGCCGAGGTTGAGGTGATGATCGGCCTCGTCCTCGGCCCGCTCCACGGCGCCCAGAACGGCCATCGGCGGTTCGTGCTCGGACAGGCCGGCATCACGGACGGCATCCTCCAACTGGGCGAACAGGCCGGGCTCGTCCCCGGCGAGGCCCCAGAGCGGATCGATGTGGAGACGGACGGCGCGGGCGTAGATGCCGTGGGGAAGGTCGGTGAGGCCGGCGGGGGTGCGGAGGTGGTCGACCGGAACTGCTTCGGCGGCGACTTCTCGGGCGGTCGGGCGGGGCGTGGTCATGCTTGCCTCCATAGGCAGGCGCAGCTCGGCCGCGCCTGCCGGATCGTGGTCAGAACAGGTCGTCGTCACCGCCAGCGGGCGGCGGCGGAGGCGGGGCAGCGGCGGTGCTGGCCTTGGGCGGCTTGGTGGCGGCGGTCGACGGCGCGGCCTGCTGCGGGGCGGTCTCCACCGCCTTGGGCTGCGCGGCCTGCGCCTGCGCCGGACGCGTGACCTCGGCGAGGAGGCGGCGGTACTCGGTCTGGACCTCGGCGATCAGACCCTCCGGCGCCGCGGCGAGACCAGCGGTGTTGCTCTCCCAGAGGCCCTCCAGGGCGGCCTTGCCGGCACGGGCGGCGTTCGCCAATTCGGCCAGGAAGGAGGTCACGTAGTTCTGTTCCTGGCCGCGCATCCAGGTCCGGACCTCACCGTCCAGGGCGATCAGCTCGTAATCGGCGCTGGGTTCCGGCTCCGGGGTGGTGGGCTCCGGCTCGGGCTGGGGAGTGACCGGCTCCGGCTCGACATCGATCACCGCGGGAGCGGTGGCCTGGGCCGGCGGACTGGCCGCTGCCTTTCCCCGCGTCGGCTTCGGTGGCGCCGTATCCGCGGCGCGCTGCACCTCCTCGTGGTAGAACTCGTCCACCACATCGGCGGCGTCGTCACCGAGGACATCACCGCCACCGATCGGGGCGGCCAGCATCAACCGGGCTTCCTGCTCGACCTGCTCGATCCGCGCCCGGTTCCGCTCCCGCCGGAGGGAGATGTCCAACGCCGTGGACTGCAGTTGCTCCATGGCCCCGGCGAAGCCCAGGGAGACGACGTAGATGGTCTGCGTCTTGCCGGTCGGGTCCGTGGCGGTCTTCGGGCGGATCGACATCGTGAGCGGGATGCCCGCCAGCGGGCCGCCGGTGACGGAGGTCAGGAAGGCCAGCGACGATGTGATGCCGACGATGGTGTTGTAGGAGGTCGTCCGCAGCACATGGACGCCGCCAACGGTCGAGGCGGTGTCCAGCATGACGGCGAGGCGGCCGTTCATCTTGCACTTCGGGTAGCGCTGGTTCTCGGCAATGGCCTGGAACGCCGGGTCGGCCAGCGGGCATTTCGAGCAGTCATGCTCCTTCCAGGTACCGTCCTTCTGGAGGCGCTGGGAGGTGATGCCGTCGCCATGGCACCACAGCGTCTTGCCCTGGTAGGCGACCAACCGGGACTGGAAGTTCAGTTCGGGATCGTCGAACACCAGCCGGACCGGCAGATCGCGCGGCTTCTCGCCGAGCTGGGCGTGGACGCGCTCATCGCGGAGGTAGTTGTTGTCCTGCCCGCGCTCCAGCGTCGTGACCAGGAAGTGGTCCAGCTTCTGCGGCGGCTGGAACTCGGTGCCGCCACGGCTCGTCCGGGCGGCGCCCTTCATGCCGATCTTGATCTTGCCGATCTCGGGGAGCTGGAGCGGCATGGTCTTGATGCGGAGGCTGCGGCCCTGCGGGCGGAAGTCGGCGAGCTGTCGCCGTTCGGGGATGACGAGGTCGGTGGACGTCATTGGTGGCCTCTGGGGATGGGGAAGGGGCGCGTCAGCGGATCGTGACGCCGGTTTCCGGCACCAGACGGGCGCCGGGGATCTCCTGGCCGGCTTCGAGCGCGGCCTTGATGCATGCGGTGTCGGGGACCATGAATTTCCGGGGGATGGCGTCGTAATCGAAGATGTCGAGCCGGTACCGGACCTGCACCTTGGCCATCGCGCCGTGGTCGGTCCGGATCGTGCCCGGCGCCGGGCCGGTAGGAACGGCGGCAAGGGCATCGGCCTGCGCCTCGCGCAGCTTGGCGGCCTCGGCGGCCTGCTCCAGCATCAGCGCTCCATCCACCGGGGCGCCCTTGGCGGCGGCTTCGGCGGCATCGCGCAGGGACTGCTCGGCGGCCTGGGCCTCGGCCGCAAGGGCGGCGGCCTCGGCCTCGGCCTTGCGGCGGGCTTCGTCGGCGGCGCGCTGCAGCCGTTCGGTGTAGCGGATCAGCCGGCCCCGCAGACCGGTTCTGGCGCGGTTGTCGCCCAAACCAGCATCGAGGCGGGTACTGCGGGACTTGAAGACGGCATCAATGCGCTTCTGCCCGTCGAGATAGGGCCGCTTCGCCGCGGTGCGGGCGGACTCCTCCTCCTTCAGCGCGGCGGCGATGCGACCGGCGCAATCCGTGGCCTTGGCGGCTTGGTCGTCGTCGGCGATCTCCGGCCGTTCCGCATCCCAGCGGGCGATGACGGATTCCAGGCGGGCGCGGTTGGCGGCGCGGGTCGGGTCATCAGAGGTCGCAACGGTGAGGAGGAGGCCGTGCAGTTCGGCGACGAGCTTGGACCGGGTCGGGTCCTCGGGATCGACCAGCGCGGAGCGGAGAACGGCCAGGGCGTCGGCGGCGTCGGGGGCGCCGTTGCTGCCGGGGATGGGGGTGGCGTCGGGCATAGGTTAGGCCTCGGCGGCGGCCTTACGGCGCGCCAGTTCGTCGGAAACGGCTTTCTCGGCCTGCTCCCTGGTGTCGGTCTCGATCTCCCACGCATCGTCAGAGCCCGCGTCTTCAGCGGGAGGCAGCGTCGCGTGGAACGAGGTCCGCACAACAGCAACGTGCTCGACCTCAGCGACCTCGCCGTGCGCGTAGTTCTCGGTAATTTCGTTGATTGATGAATGACCGGTCTCGCGGTCGGAGGCGTCCCAATAGCAGGTGACTTCAATGGTCTGCATGGCGTGGTCTCCCTCAAAAAATCGGCGCCGCAGCCCGGTCGATCGGGCGGCGCGGGTTGGCGAGCGGGTGGGCGGCGGCCTCCGGGCTCACGGCGGCGTAAGTCCGCGCCCATTCGGACAAGCGGCGGAGGTCGCTGTATTCGGCTTCGTCGATGGGCTGCCAGGGCCAGCCCCGCGGCTCCCAGCCGTCGCAGGGCACCGGACGGCCGTTGACCTCCGCGACCATTTTCCAGTCGGACATCAGCTCCCAGGTCTCCGGATCGCGGTCGCCGTCGACGATGCTCACGCTGGCCGGGACATGCGGACCGTGCTTGACGAGCCGGGTCTTGAAATACCGGGTCTCGCCGGGGCGGATCGGAAGCTGGGCAACCGGACGGCGCGGGGCGGTGTTCGGGCGGCGGAGGCCCTGGGCTGGGGTTTCCATCACGCACCCCGCAGCAGCAGCGTCAGCCCGGCCTGGGCGCGGGTGATCGCGGTGTAAAGCCATTTGGGGGCATCGTTCTGGCCGGCGCGGCGGAACGCGGCGCTGTCGTCCACGATGGTGACGTGCGGCCATTCCGACCCCTGCGCCTTGTGGCAGGTGATCGCATAGGCCCAATCGAACTCGTTGATGCCCTTCTCCAGTCGGTCCGGCTTCCGGGTGCTGGCGTCGAAGTGCTGGGCGAACTGCCAGGGATGTGTCAGCAGCGGGTTCCGCGGCTCCGGCTCATCATCCAGATGGACGCGAATATCGACGTAGGGCCGGACCTCCGGTTCGGCGTCGGCGGTGGCGATGCCGAGGGCACCATTGAAAAGCCCCTCTTCCCGGTTGTTGCGGGTGCAGATCAGCTTTTCGCCCTTCAGGGGCAGCGGCCCCTCGAAGCCGAAGCGGCGCCGGGCGCGCTGGCAGATCGTCCAGCGGACACGATGGATGCCGCAGATGGCCTGCGTCCGCGGCTGGTAGACCTCGTGCTGGGTCTCCTGCGTCAGGACGGCGACACGGACATCGGCACCGTAATCACCGGTCCGGATCGGTTCGCCCAAGCGGGCAGCGGTCGCCAACCGGATGATAGGGCTGTCCGCGGCCTGACGATGGATCTCGGACAGGAAGGCGTCCGGCTCCCGGTTCGTGAAGGCCCCGGCGCCGGCCACCGGCGGCAACTGGCCGGGATCGCCCATGACGAGGATCTTCTTGCCGAAGCTGCGGAGGTCCGAGGCCAACTCGCGATTGACCATGCTGACCTCGTCCAAGACGATCAGGTCCGCGGAACTGGCTGGCCCGTCCGCGGCAAGCTCGAAGACAAGCCGGCCCTCGACCACCTTCGGCAGGTAGATCATGGCGTGGATCGTGCTGGGGTCCGGGGCGCCTTTCTGGCGGAGGCGATGCGCGGCCTTGCCGGTGTAGGCACCGGTGATGACCTTGCGGCAGCCCTTGTAGCGGCGCTGGATTTCCTCGATGGCGAGGGCGGCGATGGTGGTTTTGCCGACGCCGGCATAACCGGCGAGGTAGAATTCCTGGCGGCCACGCTCGCCATACCACTCCACGATCTGGCGGATCACGGCGAGCTGGGCGGCGGATGGGGTGATGTTGCCGGTCTTCATCGCGGTCATCCCGGATTCCGGGGTGCAGCCCCGATCCGCTTCAGGACATCGTCCAGGGCCTTCCACTCCGGCCCGCCGCGCCCGTAGCCGTCGCGGACCTCCACCAGCTTCCCAGCCACCATGGCGCGGTACTCCGCCTTGTAGGCGTCGAGCTTGGCGGACACGACGACGGCCAGGGTCTGCGCCAGATCGGCGGGGAGTTCGTCGGGGCGGATCATTCCAGCACCTCCCGAGCGGCGGCCTGCTCCCGCTCCACCGCACCGGCCTCGGCATCGGTGCCGATGCGGGCCAGGGCGGCGTACAGCTCCGGGGTCAGCATCGCTTCCGGCAGGGCGGACCAGTGTTCGCCGTCCTTGCAGGCCTCGATGCTGTAGACCTCGAATTCGGCGGGCTGGCCGGGGTCGGTCTGGGTCCGGCGCACGGCCGGATGCATGATCCCGCTGAAGCGCAGCGACCACTTGGCGATGGTGTCGCCATCGACCGTCGAGACGATGGGGGGAGCATCATGCCAACGCATGGGATCAGTCTCCGAAGGCGATGAGGGCGGCGACGGCGAGGCCCCAGATCAGCACCAGGGCGAGCAGGTCGAGGAGGGGGGCGGAGGCCGGGGGTTCGCTCATGGCAAAGCTCTCCTGTTCCGGCGCTCCGGCCGGTTGGTGTCGGGGTCTGTGGGGTGGCGCCGGTCAGGCGTGGTGGAGGCCGGGCGCAGCCCGGATCAGGCGGCCCGGAAGTAGGCCAGCGATTCCTTGCCGGTCGGTCCGGCGAGGTCCATCGCGTAGGCGGTGGCGATGTCCAGGCTGGGGTGCTCGATGTCGAGGATGCCGGCAGCGTCGCGGACGGCGAAGCGGCCACCACCCAGCGCCCAGACCTCGTAGGAGCCGAAACTGGTGATTTTGATCGGGTCCATGGTCAGGCTCCGGTGGAGGTGCTGGCCGCGGTCCGATCCAGCCGCTCGATCTCGGCGACGAGCAGCGCGGCGGCGCGGATCAGGTCGCGGCGGCGGTCCTTCGGCTTCCACCACTCGACCTTCCACGGCCAGACCAGGGGCGGGTGAGAGGCCTGCCAGCCGGACGAGAAGGACCCGGCGAGGGCATACGCCGCTCCAGCGGCAGCCAACTCCCCGCAGTCGTGCTCGGCGTCGTGATCGGCGCTGAAACCCTCCTGCTCGATCTGCCGGAGGCGTTCGTGGGTGATTTCCACCAGCACGGCGTACGTTTTTTCACTCACGGTTTTCTCCCCTCTTGTTGCCCTCCCCGAGAAAGGGCCGGAGCGGCGGGGGTGCGCGCTCCGGCCAGTTTGGGAGGAAACGCCCCGTTAGGGACAAGGGGGAGTATTTTAGGATCAGCCTAAAATGTCAACGCGCTTTTTTGGTAATGCCTAAAAATATTTTCGCCGAGCAACGGGCGGGCACGAAAAAGCCCCGCAGGCCAGGGACCTACGGGGCTTCAGATCTAAACCAGGAGGAACCGAGCCGGCGCGCGAGCGGTCAACCCTTAACGAGGCGCGGTCTCCCGCGACGCGGCACCGGCTGGGTGTCAGAGGACGCCTCGGTCTCAGCCTCGGCGAGGCGATCCACCAAGCCCATCGGCAGTGCCGTCTTGATGCCGTAGTACAGGAAATCCAAGGAAATCCCCAGCTCCACGAAGGGCTGGAGCTTGAACGGCGGCGGCAGGATTTTGCCACCCACATAATCCGAATAGGTCGGTCGGCTGACGCCCATCATGGCCGCGGCTTCGGCTGCAGTGCGGCCCAGCGCGATCCGGGCGGCATCGAGGCGGCGCCCCGTAGCGGCTTTGAAGCTGGCTTCATCCATTCGTCGTCTCCATGTCGCGGCGCACCGCGCTTCCTGATGCTCTCCTTGTACCGGAAATCTGAATTTTCGGCAACGCCTAAATGTCAGCGTTGACTTTTTAGGTTCCTCCTAAAATAGTGAGCGGGAGTTAACCCGCTGGAGGACGATATGTCCCGAACGCAAAATGAGCCGGAGCAGAAGGGGCGCACCATCATCGTCCGGCCCGACGATCGGCTGATCCACATCACGACCATCCACCAGAGACTGCAGAACGGCGAGCCCCTCAAGCTTTTGGCTGATGAATACAAAGTGTCGGTCTCGGCGCTGGGCGACCACCTGTTCGCTGCTGGCTTGGCCTGGGAGAAGCGCGGCGGCCGCCCCCGCAAAGGGGTCTCAGCATGACCGCGCATCACGCCCCGAAGGACCCCTTCACCGCGGGCCTGCTGGACCTCATGCCGGACCTGACCGCCCGCGCCCGCAACCTCAGCAGGGGCAACTCGGCCCGCGCCGAGGATCTGCTGCAGGACACCATGATCCGCGCGCTGGAGCGCCGGCACCTCTTCGACGGCACCAATCTCCGCGGCTGGCTCTACACGATCATGCGGAACCTGTCCTGCGACGTGGCGCGCCACGACGCGCAGTTCGTGCACCGCTCCGTGGATGATGACGCGGTCTCGGACGCTTTCCATCGCCGCACCGCTGCGGCCCCGGCGCAGGAAGACGCCGTGATGGTGGCGGAAACGCTGGTCTTCTTCGGTCGCCTCGGCCCGGGCCGGCTCGCCGCCCTGACGGCCGTTGCCTTCGATGAGATGACCTACGAGGAGGCCTCCGAGGCGCTCGGGATCAACGCCGGCACGCTGCGCAGCCGCATCTCCCGTGGACGCCGCGATCTGTCGGAGATGTGCGGGGTGGGGTCATGACCGCGCCGTATCCGACCAAGGACCAGCTCTTCCTGAGTGGGCAGCAACTAATCCACCAGTGGTGTGATCTGAACGGTATCGCCTGTCCGCTTGTGAAGCGCTGGAGCAAAGCGGAATGGGCGTGGGATGCTTGCGCCTTCTATCGTCCGACCACCATCAACATTTGCGTGGATGCCTGCGCATCCATCGGGACCGCCGGTCGGGCGTGGTCTTTTCCGGGGCATGCGGTTGATCGGCCCCCCCTATGGCGTGCTTGCGCACGAGCTGGGGCACCACGTCGATGTGCTGCGCAGCACGACCGTGGACCGCTACCGCGGCAACTTCAGCGCGGACCTGCGTCGTCAGGCCAGCGAACCGAAGCTGACCAACTACTGCCCGGACGATGGCGAGTGGTTCGCGGAGATGTTCCGGCTGTTTGTCACCAATCCCGATCTGCTGCGTGGGCTGCGGCCTCGCACCTATGCCGCGCTGATTGAGCGTGGTTTCTGCCCGGTTTTTTGTTCCGACGACTGGCGCACCCGCCTCGCTGGTGCGCCGGCGCGAACCATCGACATCAACGAACGCCGGACCAGCGGGGTGGGGTCATGACGGACGCCTACGCCGACTTCCTGCGCCGCAAAGCCATCATCGATCCCCCGACTGGCATCGCTGACATCCCCAACCTCCCGGATGCGCTGTTCGATTTCCAGGGCGACATCACCCGGTGGGCGCTGAAGCGTGGACGCGCCGCTCTGTTCGCCGGGACCGGCCTGGGGAAGACGCTGATGGAGCTGTCCTGGGCGCAGGGCATCCATCAGGCGACCGGCGGCAACGTGCTGATCCTGGCGCCGCTGGCCGTTGCTGCACAGATCTGCCGCGAGGCGCAGAAGTTCGGAGTTCCGGCCCGGCAGGTCAGCGACCAAAGCGAGGTCGGTGCCGGCGTCAACGTCACCAACTACCACAAGCTCCACCGCATCGACCTGTCGTCCTTCGTCGGCGTCGCGCTGGATGAAAGCTCAATCCTGAAATCGACGGACGGGAAGTTCCGCACGCACCTCATCCGCAGCACCGCATCCATCCCGTTCAGGCTTGCCGCCACCGCGACGCCGGCGCCGAACGACTTCATGGAGCTGGGCAATCACGCCGAGTTCCTTGGTGTCATGTCGTACACGGACATGCTCGCCACGTTCTTCGTGCACGACGGCGGCGACACCCAGAAATGGCGCCTGAAGGGCCACGCCGAGGATGCCTTCTGGCGATGGATGGCGCAGTGGGCCGTCATGATCCGCTCGCCGGCGGACCTGGGATATGCCGTCGGTGGTTACGATCTGCCCGAACTGCGGCAGGTTCAGCACACCGTTCAAGTCGACGCCGCCCCGTCCATGGGGACGCTGTTCGCGGTCGAGGCCCGGACGATGAGTGAGCGGCTTGCTGCGCGGCGCGACAGCGTGGCCGCCAGGGTGGCCATGGCGGCATCGATCACGCCGAGCGACAGGCCGTTTGTGTGGTGGTGCAACCTCAACGCGGAATCCGAGGCCTTGGCGCGAGCAATCCCAGGGGCTGTTGAGGTTCGCGGCTCCGACCCTGAGGACACGAAGGAGCGGAAGCTCGCCGATTTCGCCGCCGGGGGGACCCGCGTGCTGGTCACCAAGCCGACCATCTGCGGATTTGGCCTGAACTGGCAGCACTGCGCCGACACCGGATTTGTCGGCCTCTCCGACAGCTGGGAGCAGGTCTATCAGGCCATCCGCCGCTTCTGGCGCTTTGGCCAGACCAGCACCGTCACCGCCCATTTCGTCGCTGCATCCACTGAGGGTGCGGTGGTCGCCAACCTCCGAAGGAAGGAAGAGGACGCCGAGCGAATGGCCGCAGCAATGCTGCGCCACATGGCCGACCTGTCCGCCCGAGAGGTGCGCGGCATCACCAGAGACACGATGGATTACCGCCCATCAATGCCGGTGCGGATGCCGGGGTGGGTCGAAAGGATTGCATCATGACCATCAATGCAGTCGATCAGATCATCGCCGATGATTATGCCATATACCAGGGCGATGCTTGCGAACTGATCCAAGCCATTCCGGACAACAGCATTCACTTCGGCATCCATTCGCCGCCGTTCGAGGGCCTCTACAAGTTTTCCAACAGCGACCGCGACCTGTCCAACAGCGAAGGTGACGCCTTTTGGGAGCACTACGGGTTCCTCATCCGGGAGCTTCTCCGCGTCGCCATGCCGGGCCGGCTGCACAGCGTTCACGTCATGCAGTTGCCGACCAGCAAGATTCGCGACGGCGTGATCGGGATGCGGGACTTCCGTGGCGAGGTGATCCGTGCCTATGAGGCGGCGGGCTGGATTTTGCACAGCGAAGTCTGCATCTGGAAAGACCCTGTCGTCGCCCAGCAGCGTACGAAGTCCATCCGCCTCCTGCACAAGCAGATCGTGAAGGACAGCTCCATCAGCGGCCAGGGCTTGGCCGACTACATCGTGACGTTCCGGAAGCCGGGCATTAACCCGGTTCCGGTGGCCGGCGGATTTGATCGCTACATCGGTTCCCTGCCGGAGCCGGACCGGTCCAAGTACACGGCGCCGATGGATGGCCGGAACTGGTACAGCATCGAGGTCTGGCAGCGCTATGCGTCTCCGGTTTGGACCGACATCAATCAGACCCGGACCCTACAGTACCGGACCGCGCGGGATGAACTTGATGAGGTCCATATCTCTCCGCTCCAGCTCGACGTCATCGAGCGCTGCATTGATCTCTGGTCCAACCCCAGCGAAACCGTTCTGACGCCGTTCCTTGGCATCGGGAGCGAGGTCTATGCCGCTGTTGAGGCAGGCCGTCGCGGCATCGGTTTCGAGCTGAAGCCCAGCTACTTCCGGCAGGCGGCAACCAATCTGCAGTCGGCTCGCGACCGCGCCGCGGCGGGTTCGCTCTTCGACGTACTGAACGCGGCGGGGTGAGGCGATGAAACGCCCTCCCCAATTCGCCACCGAAGCGGATCTCTGCTCCGCCTTCGTGGCCCAGCTGCCGCCGGGCTGGACCGCCTATCCGGAAACCGCGGGCTGGGACATCCTGCTCGTCCACACCTCCGGGGTGCAGGCCGGCGTCCAAGCCAAGCTCCGCCTGAACGCTAAGGTCCTGGCGCAGGCATCCGAGAACTATTGGGACCTCGAAAATCCCGGCCCCGATTACCGGGCCATTCTCGTCCCGGCGGAAGCCAGCACCGACCTGGAGGCGTTGGCGGCTTACTGCTCCATGACCGTGGTCCGGTGCTGGCCGCCGCAGACCTACTGGATGTCCTCGAAGGGCAGCCATAGCCCCGACCTTCCCGGAACGGTGGGCAGCCACGAATCGTACTGGTTCCCGCTCCTGCCGACGAAGCGCCACCCGCTCCCGGATTATGTGCCCGACGTCACCGCTGGGGCATCGGCGCCGCGTACCCTGAGCCGTTGGAAGGTGTCCGCGCTGCGGGTCCAAGCCCTGCTCGATGAGACCGGATACGTCACCCGCCAGGACTTCAAAGCCCTGCAGATCGATATCCGGCGCTGGATCGCTGGTGGCTGGCAGGCGTGGCTTGAGGCCGTCCCGAACTCCAGCACCGACGACATCGGGTTCCCGCATTTCCGGCGCGGAACCACCATGCCCGACTTCGGTGCCCAGCACCCGGAGGTTTATCCGCAGGTCAAGGCGACGATGGCGGACTGGATGCCGAAGTGGCGTAGCGCCGGGGAGGTCACCCAATGACCCTCACCCTCCGCGACTACCAAGCCGATCTGGTCGCCGGCCTCCGCTCCAGCATCGCCGCCGGTGCCCGCGCGCCCCTGGCCGTGCTGCCCACCGGCGGCGGCAAAACGGCCGTCTCCGGCTCCATCGCCGATGGCGTTGCCAAGCGCGGCCGGCTGGCGTGGTTCGTCGTTCCGTCGCTGGTCCTGCTGGCGCAGACCGCCGAGAAATTCCGTGAGTATGGAATCCGGGCCGGGGTCCTGCACTCCGGATTCACCCCGGACGCCGCCGCCCCGGTCCAGATCATCACGATCCAGACGCTGGACCGCTGGGCGCGGAAAGGTCTCCTTCGTGATGCCCGGTCCGACCGGCTCTACTTCCCGGCCAGTGGTCGCCGCCCGTCACTGTGGGCGCCGGACCTCGCCGTGCTCGATGAGGCCCACCACGCCTCGGCGGCGCAATATCTCCGCGCCCACACCGCGCTGTCCGGAACCCGCTGGCTGGGCGTCACCGCCACCCCGGAACGGCTGGATGGTAAAGGTCTCGGGGTCGGGCACGGCGGCATCTTCGATGCCCTGATCGAAGGGCCGACGATCGGCGAGCTGATCGGGCGCGGCCACCTCGCCCGGCCCGTCGTCTATGCGCCAATGATCGCCGATCTCAGCGGCATCCATACCAGAGCCGGCGACTTCGCCGCCGATGAGGCCGCCGCCAAGCTGGACAAGCCGGCCATCACCGGTTCCGTGGTCGGACATTACCGCTCCCTGGCCCCCGGCGCCCGTGCGGTGGCGTTCTGCTGCAGCATCGCGCACAGCCAGCATGTTGCGGCCGAGTTCCGTGCCGCCGGCATCGAGGCCATGCATCTCGACGGTGAGGCCGATCCCGATGAGCGTCGCCGCGTCATCACCGCCTTCACTGCTGGACAGATCCGCGTCCTGACGAACTGCGCCCTGATCTCCGAGGGGTTCGATGTGCCGGCGGTCGAGGCCGCCATCCTGCTCCGTCCGACGCAATCCCTGGCGATGTTCCTCCAGCAGGTCGGCCGCGCCCTGCGGCCAGCGCCGGGCAAGGATCGCGCCCTGATCCTGGACCATGTCGGCAACGTGCTCCGCCACGGCATGCCCGATGATGATCGGGACTGGAGCCTGGGCGGCAGGGCCAGCCGGAGCAAGGGGAAATCGGAGGACAGCGGTCCGCCGGTGAAACAATGCCCGCAGTGCTTCGCCTGTCACCGTCCGGCCATGACGTGCCCGGCCTGCGGTCACGAATACGCGCCGGAGGGCCGGACGCCCGAGGAGGTCGACGGCGAGTTGAGGCCCGTGGATCGCGACGCCCTGGCCGCCGCGAAGGAGGCCGAGAAGGCTCAGCGTCGCGCCGAGGTCGGACAGGCCCGGAGCAGGGATGATCTGGAGAGGATCGCCGCCGAGCGTGGGTACAAACCGGGCTGGGTGGATCATCAGATGCGGTTCCGTGGCACCGGCCGCAGTCGCATCGATGGGCTCATCGAGCATCAGGAACGGCTCTACGGGTCGCGGAGGGCGGCGGGATGACGGCGCGCGAGACCCCCATCCTCCGCAGCATCCTGCTGGCGCTGGGCGCCCGGCCCGATGCCAGACTGTTCCGGAATAACGTCGGCACCGGCTGGGCCGGTCAGGTGGTACGGTTTTCGGCGCCATCCACGGTCCGCGTCGGGTCGGGCGACGTCGTCGTCCGCAACGCCAGACCCCTGCATGCCGGCCTCTGCGTCGGCAGCTCCGATCTGATCGGCCTGACCACCATCACCATAACGCCCGAGATGGTGGGGCGCAGCATCGCCGTGTTCACCGCCGTCGAGGTCAAGGCCGCTCGCGGCCGCTCGACCGAGGAGCAAAGAGCGTTCGTCTCCATGGTGACGCAGCGCGGCGGGATCGCTGGTGTCGCACGATCACCAGAGGAGGCCGCGGCGCTGCTGGCGGCAGGGCCGGGTGCCGCGCCGGGCGAGGGGAGGGGACCGTGAACCTCCTCCACGAATTCGCCACGGCATCGGCCCGGATCACCACTCGGCATCGCGACTTCCTGGTCTCCGCCGGCGTCCTGCAGGTCGATGCCGCCCACACCTCCTCGATCGGCTGGCGCTTGGTCGGCGGTCATCTCGAACCGGTCCGGGCCGAACCACAGACCTACACCGCCCGCCGGCTGGTCGGCTGGTCCCAGGTCTGGGCCGATCCCGCTGGGGCTGGCCTCTCCGGTGCCTTCGAGCCGGTGAGCGATGCCCCGCAGTCACCGGGCACGGAATCGGTCAAGGCCTTCATCGTGCCGGTCGGCAGTGCTGATCCCGATACCGGGATGTGGGCGGAGGTCTGGGACCTCTGCGCCTTCAACCTCGCCCGGCCCGGTCAATGGTGGCTGCGCTCCGGCTTGGCCGAGATGATCGGTGAGGACTACATCGCGGACTGCGTCGAGACCGGTGCTGCCGTCCGGTTGGTCGCCACCCCCCTGGATTGGCTCCGTGCCGCTGGCCGGGCGGCGTGCGTGCTGGATTGGTCCCGCATCGATCCCCGTGCCGCGTTCGCCGGCTGCAGTCGTGTCGAGCCCGCCGCCCCCGATCTCGGCCGGACGCTGAAGGCCAGGATTCGGCAACTCGCCCGCGCCCCGTTCGTCATCGGTGAGGCCGCGGCGACGGAGACCGCCCATGCTTAAGTCGCCCCCCATCGGTCTCGGCAGCATCGCCGACGCCACCCGCGTCATCGTGACGACGGACTCCGAGGCCAGGAACCGGCTGGCTGCCGCTCTGCCCGGCATCGCCGTGCTGGCCGGGCGCCCCGATTTCGACTGGTCCCGTGTCCCGGCGCCGGGCCGGAAGCTGGTCACGACCGATCCCGACATCGGACAGGCCCTCTACGGAGCCGGCGCCGATAAAGTCGCCATCGCGGATCTGGATGCGGTGCTGGCCGCCGCTGAGGCCGGAACCATCGAGGAGCGGTTGGCATCCATCGGTTCGGCCTGCCGGAAGCTGGACCGCATCGAGGCCGCACCCCAGGCCACCCCCACCCCCGACATCGACCCGCTGGGCTGCCCACCGGCGCGCGACGCCGAGGCCGATGATCCCGGCCCGCCCATCTATGACGACGGTCTGCCGTACCGCGCGCTGGGCTACAACCGGCGCCGCTACTACTTCATCCGGCGCGCCGGGGGCCAGATCGTGGATCTCGCCAGCCGCGACCTGAAGGAGATCGCCTGCCTCATGGAGTTGGCACCCGCCGACTTCTGGCAGCAGCGCTATCCCGGCGGAAGGGGCGGCTTCGATGGTACCGCCGCGGCGAACGCCCTGATCGCCGAGGCCCACGCCGTCGGCATCTATGATCCCGACCGCATCCGTGGTCGTGGCGCCTGGTGGGATGAAGGCCGCGCCGTCCTCCACCTCGGAAACGGGATGATCGTGGACGGCAACCCCACCGGCATCATGGCGCACCGCTCCTACTTCCTCTACGAGCAGGCCCAGGCCTGTCCGGTGCATCTGGCTGCCCCGCTGTCAGCGGCGGAGGCTAGGAAACTGTTCGACATCTGCAAGCTGGCCCGCTGGGATGATCCCGGCTTGGCCCCACTGTTCGCCGGGTTCCTCGTCGTCGCCCCGGTCTGTGGCGCCATGCCGTGGCGTGCCCACGGCTGGCTGACCGGTGAGAAAGGCTCCGGTAAGACCTGGATTCTGGACAACATCGCCAGGGCCGTCATCGGCACCATCGCGCTCCGGGTGTCGAGCAAGACCACGGAGGCCGGCGTCCGCCAGCTCCTCGGCGCCGATGGTCGGCCCGTCGTCTTCGATGAGGCGGAGACACAGAACCAGCAGGATCGGGAGCGGGTGCAGCTCATCCTTGATCTGGCCCGACAGGCCAGTTCCGAGGACGCCGCCCCGATCGTCAAAGGGACGCAATCCGGACGGGCGCAGACCTTCAGCATCCGCAGCAGCTTCCTGTTCAGCTCCATCAACCTCGCCCTGCATCAAGCCGCCGATGAATCCCGAACCCTCGTGTTCTCGCTCCAGGGGCGCGGCAACCTGTCCGAGGAGGGCGCTCTTGCCGCGGCTGAACAGTTCGCCGAGCTGCAGCGCCTCGTCACCGACACCCTCACACCGGAATGGTGCGGCGGTCTTCTCGCCAGGACACTGTCCCTGCTGGGGGTGATCCGCGCCAACGCCCAAACCTTCGCCCGCGCTGTATCGGAGCGGTCCGGTTCCCAACGGCACGGCGATACCGTGGGCGGCGTCCTGGCCGGTTTCCACAGCCTGTTCAGTTCGAAGACCCTCACCATCGACGAAGCCCGGACGTTCCTCGATCGGAGCTGGGCGCGCAGGGCCGGGGAGGATGACACCGCACCCGATCAGGACCGCGCCCTTGATCATCTCCTCGAACAGATGATCAGGGTCCAGCCCGGCTCCGGGGCGGCCTTCGAGAGGCCGGTGGCGTCCCTGGTCGCGGCGGTGGCTGGCGGCGTCCAGGACCTCACCGGAAAGCTCACCGGCGATGCTGTGGACGGCGTCTTCCCCGACGTCGCCGAGATGCATCTGCTCCACCTCGGACTGCGCGTTGACCCGTCATCCGGGATGCTCTGGGCGGCCAGATCGCACAGCCGGCTCAGCGCCCTGTTCCGGGACACACCCTGGGCGTCGGCCTGGGAAACACAACTCGGACGCGTGAATGGCGCAGTCAAAACCACACCGAAATCGATGCGATTTGGGAAAATGGTGAAGCGCGCCGTTGGCGTCCCGCTGTCCGAAATACTGAAGCCCGAGCAATAGCTTGCGCGTAACGGCGCGTCGTTACATCGGGTTTGTAACAAACCACTCGTTACATGGTGTGGAAATGTGTGAAACGGGAAAATGCAGTGAAATCAATGCGGTGACGTGTGACAAGGCGCGAAACGCCCGGTAACGACCACCGGTTACGCGTTAAGTCACTGATCTAGAACCGAAATTTGCCCTTTGTAACGAAGTAACGAAAAAACGGCGAAAGGATAGATATATATACAGAGAGACCCATATAGACACACTCTCTCATATATATATCTATATCCGTTACATATGTTACTTAGTTACAGGGGCTTTCTTATCAACCACTTAGCCGAAACCCGTGGGTGTAACCACTGGTAACGGCTGGAGAGGTCAAGGAAGCGCCCGATGACTGGAACCCAGACCACCAACACCACCGGAACCCCGCTCGCTGACCTCGACCTCGATGGTCGCCGCTGGCATGTCGTCGTCGTCGGGACCAAGCTCAACGATCACCCCAAGGCCGTGGCCGCCCTGCTGGCCCGTGGCTATCAGGTCATCGCCCCGCGGTGCCGGGAGGTCATCACGGATCGCAGGGACCAGCGCCGGGAAGTGGAGCGACCCATGTTCGGGCGCTACGTCTTCGCCGGGTCCATGCCCGGTCAGGAGGCGCGCAAGCTGGCCCTGGTGCCCAGCGTGCAGTACGTCAGCCTCGACAGCCGCCGCCGTGCCCTGGTGCTGCCGGTGCGGGCCGTGGAGGCTGTGGTGGCCCGCATGCAGGCCGGCGCTGGGATCGTGGACCTCCGTCCGGTGGAGCCGGTCCCGGTCGAACCTGCCGAGGCCGTGGTCACGGCACCCCGCTTCCAGCCCGGCCAGACCGTCCGTGTCACCGAGGGCGCCTTCGCCGGCTGGGATGCCCTGTTCGTCGCCGACGAGGGGGAACGCATCCGCGTTCTGCTCAGCCTGTTCGGCCGCCAGAACGAAGCCCGTGTGAGGGCTGCCGGCGTCAAGGCGGCGGAGTGACGTGCTCGGCGCTGCTGAGACCCTTGACAGCCTCGTTCGATTGGGGTAGGGATACCCATCCTACGAGGCCTCAAGAGGTCTCAGCAGCCGGTGCCCTGAAGGCTCCTCGGCTGCGGCAGCATGCCAGAAACAGTAGCCCGCCTGACGCTCGTCACGGCGGGTTTCGTTATTCCGGGGCGTCGCTGGCAGAGGACCCGATGGGCGACAACCCGGCGGCGATAGCAGCGCAGGCAAGGGCGATGGTCCGGCTCACCGGCTGGGTTCCGGCCTCGTAAAGCTGGATGCTCCGCTTGGTGATGCCGATGGCGTCGGCGGCTTCCTGCTGGGTCAGGCCAAGGCTCTTGCGCCAGCCCTTGAACTCGTCAGCGGTCATGGTAACCTCTGGGTTTAGGAGGTGATGCGCTTCGTCTTCCGGGGAGGTGGAGCCGGTTTCCCGACCCCACCCTGTCCGCTTACTCGTCCTCCTTCTGATCCATGGTTTCCAGTTCAAGTTCGGCGGCCAACCTCACCTTGATCCGGAACCGCGGGAAGAGGCGTTTCAGCCACCCCAGGATATCCACTGCGCATCACCTCCTTTCAGTCGGTGGGGACCATCCCCGTCCGACAAGAGAAGAATAGGCGAAATCATTTCGTCAGTCAATCGGAAAAGCGAAACCATTTCGCCTTTTGTCCAGCCCGCCCGGTTCGCCGCGGCGGGTTTTGTCGTCTCTGGGCTCACACTGGAGGGCGCCATGACCGATCCCCTGACCCTGATCTACCTCGCGCTGGCCGTCTTCGTGTCGTTGGTGATCGGCGCTGTCGTGATCGGCGTGCTGGTCTGGCGCGGCGTCTCTCGGAACATCGACCGCGCCCTGGGGCGGATGGAGGCCCGGCGGGCGGAGTTCGACCGGGGCGCCCGGCTGACAGGGCATCGCCTGCCGCTGTAGGCGGGGGACCCTGGAGGGGGTCGAGGGCCGGGGGGTCGCTCCCTGCCGCGCAAACCCACCGGCTAAGAAAATTTCCGTTTCGGGGCAGCATCAGCACCCCTCCGCTGAAAAGTGAGGGTTTCCAACGCTTTCCGGCTCTCATGGGGTGCTGAAACATGGCGGGACGGACCTACAGCCTCAGCGAGGCGGCAGCGATCCTCGGCAGGGACCGAAACACGGTCTCGAAGTGGCTCGGACAGGGCTGCCCGGCGGTGACGAAGGCTGATCGGTCGCGCGGCGTCGAGTGGGCGCTGTCCATCCCCGACATCGTGGGTTGGCTCATCGACCGGGCGGTCGGCGATGCCGTCCAGACCGCCGACGGCGAGGCCGATCGGATCACGAAGGAAGAGGCCGACCGCCGCAAAGCCGTGGCCCAGGCCATAGCCGAGGAGGTCAGCACCGCCGAGCTGCTGGACGACGTCGTGAACCGGCATGAGGCCGCGGCGGACGTGGCGGCCTTCGCGGTGGCGCTGCGGACCGGCATGGCGAACGTCTGCGGCAAGGTTGCCGGCCGGGCGGCGACCATGACGTCCGCCGCCGAGATCCAGGAGTTCCTGGAAGCCGAGACGAACAAGGCCTTCAGCGCCGCGCAGGAAGAGCTTGCGGAGAGGTGGGCGGATGCTGAACCAGCGGGCAGCGGAGGCGACGGAGAGGATCGCCCTCCACCGGGCGGGTGATTACTGCCGCGGCCGCGCCGCCTTCCGTGCCAGCCTCCTCGGGCTGATCGACAACACGCTGAAATTCCCGCGCCGGCTGACCGGTTCGGAGTGGGCGGAAACCTACGGCCGCATCCCGAAGGGCACCGGCGCCGAGCACGGCAAGGTGACGCTCTACGGCTACCAGCGCGGACTGCTGGATGCCATGTGCGATCCGACGATCCCGCTGATCACCGTCATGAAGGCGGCGCGCGTCGGCTTCACCCGCTGCGCCACCCTGGCCATCGGCTACCACCTCCACCAGGACCCGACGCTCTGCGCCGTGGCCCAACCGGTGCTGGAGGATGCCGAGGACTTCGGCGGGTCGGAAATCGCGCCGATGCTGCAACAGACGCCAGTTCTGGCCTCGATGATCCGGCCGGTGCGGAAGGGGGAGAAGCAGGACAAGGCGACGAAGCACCTGCTGTCCAATGGCGCATCGGTGCGCGTCGTCGGCGCCGCCTCGGACGACGCCTTTCGCCGCTACTCGGCCCGCTGGCTGTTCGCCGACGAGCTGGATGCCGAGGGATGGTCCCCGAAGGCCAAGACGCAGGGCGACAAGCTCAAGCTGTTCTGGACCCGCGGGGAAACGTTTTGGAACCGCAAGCAAGTCCGGGGCGGGACGCCGCTGCTGGAGGAGACCAGCCGCACCAACAAGCTCTGGCTCCAGTCCGACCAGCGCCGGTACTTCGTGCCCTGCCCGCAGTGCGGGGAGATGCAGGCGCTGGAGTGGGGCGGTCCCGATGTCCCGCATGGGATCAAGTGGTCGGTCAGCGAGGACGGCGACCTGTCGGTTTGGTACGTCGGAACCTGCGGCTGCATCATCGATGAGGGCCGCAAGGCCTGGATGGATGCGCATGGCGAATGGCGACCGACGGCCAAACCGTCCCAGCCCGGCCATGTCGGTTTCCATGTCTGGACCGGGATGAGCCTGAACCCCAACGCCGCATGGACGGTGCTGGTGAGTGAATGGCTGGAGGCGCAGAAGGACACCGCCACGCTGGTCCAACCCTTCGTGAACCTCGTCCTCGGCCGCCCCTACAAGGCGACCTACGGGCAGGAACTGAAGGTCTCGGCGTTCGCGGAGCGGACGGAGCCATACCCAACGGAGATCCCTCCGGGCGTGCGGTTCCTGACGCTGGGCGGCGACGTGCAGTCCCATCAGGGCGTCGACCCCCGCATCGAGGCCTCGGTCTACGGCTGGGGTGCCGGCAACGAGTGCTGGCTAATCGGGCATTGGGTGTTCCGCGGCGATCCGGCACAACAGGAGGTCTGGGAGCAGCTCGACGGGCTGCTGCTGACCACCTTCCTCGGGCCGGATGGGAAGCGGTTCGCCATCCAAGCGGCGTCGATCGACTCCGGTGGACACCACACGGCCGAGACGTATGCATTCTGCGCCGCCCGAGCGCAGCGGCGCGTCTGGGCAATCAAGGGGCGGTCGGAGAAGAACGGGCAGCGGGCCAAGGTCTGGCCGCGCCGACCCTCCAAGGGGCAGAACGGCGGGACCGTCTACCTGATCGGCGGCAACGCGGCGCGCGACTTCGTGTACCGGTCGCTGGCGGTCGAGAAGCCCGGCCCGCGCTTCGTCCACTTCCCGGCGCAGGTCCCGGCCGGCGCCGAACCGCTGACCGACGCCTTCTTCGAGCAGCTCACCGCCGAAAAGTTGGTTGCCCGCAGGGGCGGCTACACGGAGTGGGACAAGCCGAAGGGTAAACCCCACGAGGCCGGCGTCTGCCTCGTCTACGCCTACGCCGCGAAATGCGGCCTCGAAACGCTGCACAAGGGGTGGGCCATGGCGACGGAAGCCGACAAGACGCCGCGGGAGAAACCTGCGGTGACGGACGAGGCGTCGGCTCACGCCGATGCCTCCCAGGCCCTGCCAGCACCCGTCGAGCAGCCGAAACCCGCACCGAAGCCAGCACCGAAAAAGGCGCCGGTCCGCAAGGTCGGTCGCTCCTCCTACCTGAACCGCCTGGGGCGCTGACATGGCCTGGACGCAAGACGATGTCGACACCCTGAAGGCGGCCATCGCCACCGGGGCGCAGGATGTCCAGTACAGCGACGGCTCCCGCACGACCTACCGCTCGCTGAAGGACATGCGCGACACGCTGGCGATGATGCAGAGCGAGGTGGACGCCGCGGCGCAGCTCACCCGTCGGACCTACCGCGCCGTCCGCGTCACGCCCCGCTCGGGATACTGACCATGCGAACCGCCAAGATCCGTCTCCGGAACAAAGCGACCGGGGAATACCTCCCGGATGTCCGCATGGATGCCGGGCCGCTCGCTCCACCGGCAACCACCGCCTACCAGGGGGCGTCCACCGGTCGCCGCATGGGTGGCTGGCGCCCGTCCAGCTCCGGCCCCAACGCCATCGTCGCGGCCGAGGGGCCGGAGCTGATCCGCCGGGCGCGCGACATGCGCCGGAACAACCCGCACGCCAAGCGCGGCGTCAGCCTCTACGGCACGCACATCATCGGCACCGGAATCAAGCCAAGGTCGCTGTGCTCGAACAAGCGGGTTCGGGATGCGATCCACCGGCTGTGGGCCGAGTGGTCGGACTATGCCGATGCCGACGGCGCCTTCGACATCTACGGCCTGCAGACGCAGGCGGTGCTGGAGACGGCGACAACCGGCGAGGAGTTCGCCCGGCTGCGCGCCCGCCGCTCCACCGATGGCCTCCCGGTGCCGCTCCAGGTGCAGTTGATCCCGGCCGAGCAGGTGCCGCTGGACTACTCCGTCCCAAACGAGGAGCGGCAGGTCGTGCAGGGCATCGAGCGCGATGGACTTAGCCGCCGGGTCGCGTACTGGATGTACCGCCAGAACCCCGGCGATGCCGGCGTCATCATGGACGTGAACGGCTGGGAAAAGACGCGGGTGGATGCAGCCGATGTCTGCCACATGCGTTTCGCTCCGCCGAACCAACTCCGCGGCCTGCCCTGGCTGGCGTCGGCCATCACAACGCTGCACCAGCTCGGGCAGTGGCGGGATGCGGCACTGCTCCGCAAGCAGATGCTGGCCTCGCTGGTCGGCTTCGTGAAGCGCGCCGTCACCGAGGAGATGGACGCGGCCAAGATTGCCGAGATGTGGGGTGCCGTGCAGGAGGAGTTCGGCGAACTGCCGGCGGTCGGGCTGGAGCCCGGCACCATGCAGTACCTGAATCCCGGTGAAGACGTCACCTTCACTCAGTGGCAGGAAACGGCGGGTCAGGACGAGGTGTTCGAGCGCACCGCGCTTCGCACCACCGCTGCCGGACTGGATCTGGTCTATGAGGAACTGTCGGGCGATTGGGAGAAGACCAACGACCGCACCTTCCGGGCCGCCTTCAACACCATGAAGCGGACGGTGGCCCAGCTCCAACACCAGATGGTCGCCTTCCAGCTCTGCCGGCCGATCTGGAACCGCTGGATTGATGCCGCCGTGGCGAGCGGTGCCCTAAAGGTGCCGAAGTCCGTCACCGAGGCCGACCTGAAGCGCGTGGAATGGCAGCCGCAGGATTGGGAATACCTCCAGCCGGTGCAGGACGTGGAGGCCAAGCTGAAGGCAATTGCCGGCGGCCTGGACTCCCGCTCCAGCACCATCGCCCGCCGCGGTGACGACGCCGAGGTGATCGATGACCAGCGGGCCGCCGATGCCGAGCGGGAGCGGGCGAAGGGGATCGTCCCTGCTGCTGCGGCGCCTCCTCCAGCCACCCCGCAGGCCAACCCCGAAGACGAGGAGACTGGATCGTGAGCGCGATCGTACGAGGCAACGAGATCGTGCTGACCGGCACGGTCGGCGGTGATCCGTGGTGGGATGACGACGTCTTTTCCCAGGCCGACGTCATCAACGCCCTGGCCCAGGTCGGGCGCAACACCGATGTGACGGTACGCGTCAACAGCGGCGGCGGCGTCGCCACCGAGGGCGCCGCGATCCATTCGGTGTTTGCCGCCCACAAGGGCAAGGTGAACATGGTGGTTGAGGGCTGGGCCGCCAGTGCCGCCAGCCTCTTCGTCATGTCCGGCCACACCATCACCATGCGCCCCGGCGCCTTGCTGATGATCCACGACCCGTCAGCCGGCAACTGGGGGACCTGCGACGATCACCGCCGCGTGGCGAGCGCGTTGGACACCATGGGCAACACCTACGCCCAGGTCTACGCCGACCGCTGCGGCAAGAGCCCCGAGGAGGTGCGCGAGATGATGCGCGCCGAGACGTGGCTTGGTCCGGCCGAGGCTGTCGCCCAGGGGTTCGCCGACGCGGCCGAGGGCGACGATGCCGATGTCCCGGAGCCGGTCGCCTTCGCCCATGTCCGCGCCTACGCCCGCGCGCCGGAGCGCATCGTGGCGCTTGCGAAATCGCGCGGGTGGGGAGCCCGCGCCTCCCTGGCGGCGACCGCCGCCGCTCCCACCCGTCCAACCATGGAGGCACCCTTGCCGGAAGAGAACAAGCCGACCGACGATAAGACCGTCGTGACACCCCCCGCCGAAGCCGACGCGGTGGTCGATCCGGTCGCCGTCGCCGAGGCCTGCGCCACCGCCGGCTTCGCCACGCTGACCGCCGGCCTGCTGAAGTCCAAGGCGACGATGAAGGCGGTGAATGCCGCCCTGTCCCACGCCAAGGAGATCGCGACCGCCTGCGACACGCTGCGGGTGCCGAACATGAGGAACAGCCTCGTGCAGTTCGTGGCGGCCGGCGGCGACATGCAGGTCGCCCGCAACATGGCGACCGACGCCGCGGCGGCGCGGGACGAGGCCATCATCACCGACACGACGCGCCAACCGCTCGCGCCGGTCGCCTCCGGCTGGGACAAGGCCATCAACAACGTCAACCAGCGCGCCGCGCGATAACCGGAGGGCCACCAGATGGCAGCTTTGACCGAGGGCCGCCACGCGGCCGAATTCATCCTTTCCGAGGGCAACGGGAGCGTTTCCCGCGATGCCATCACCATCGTCTCCGGCGCCGGCAAGCTCGCGGCCGGCACGGTGCTGGGCAAGATCACGGCCTCGGGCAAGTACACCGCGTCGCCGGCCACGGGCTCCGACGGCTCCCAGACCGCGGCGGCCATCCTGCTGGCTCCCGTGGACGCCACCTCGGCCGACGCCACGGGCGTCGCCGTGACCCGCTTCTCCGAGGTCAACGGCAACACCCTGACCTACGACGCCTCCGTCGATGACGCGACCAAGCGCGGCGCCAAAGCCACGCAACTCGCCACCGTCGGCATCATCGTCCGCTAACGCTGAAAGGACATCCTGAGATGTTGGACGTTTTCAATCAGGACGCCTTCAGCGTCCGGTCGCTCACGGACGCGATCAACAAGATCAAGTTCGTGCCGGGCCGTGTCGGTCAGCTCGGCATCTTCACCGAGTCCTCCGTCTCGACCACCATGATCATGGTCGAGGAGAAGGACGGCATCCTGTCGCTGGTCAAGCCGTCGCCGCGTGGCGCGCCCGGCCAGACGATCGACAAGGGCAAGCGCACCGCCCGTCCGTTCGTGATTCCGCACTTCGAGATCAACGACGCCATCATGGCGGAGGAGGTCCAGAACGTGCGCGCCTGGGGCACGGAGAGCCAGTTGGAGACCGTCCAGGGCAAAGTGGCGGAACGCATGGCGATCCATTCGCAGTCCATGGCGGCCACCGAGGAATATGCCCGCATCGGCGCCATCAAGGGCATCGTGACCTATGCCGACGGCTCAACGCTGAACCTCTTCACCGAGTTCGGTGTCTCGCAGGAAGCCGAAGTCGATTTCGACCTGGACAACGCCAGCCCCGTCGCCGGCGCGCTGCGCAAGAAGTGCGCGACGGTCGCCCGCACCGTCGCCACCAACCTGGACGGCGTGCCGTACACCGGCATCCACTCCCTCTGCGGCGACGCCTTCTTCGACGACCTCCTGGCCCACAAGGAGGTCATGGAGTCCTACAAGGGCACGCCGATGGCCCAGGTGCTGCGGGAGGGCTACGTGCTTCCCAATGGCAACAAGATCTACGGCGCGTTCGAGTTCGGCGGCATCGTGTGGGAGAACTACCGCGGCGCCGTCGGCGGCACGGCCTTTATCGACACGGACAAGTGCCACATCTTCCCGCAGGGCGTGCCCGGCCTGTTCCGCACCGTCTACGCGCCGGCCGACTACACGGAGACGGTCAACACCATGGGGCAGCGCCTCTACGCCAAGCAGTACCCCATGCCCAACAGCAAGGGCGTGAACATGGACACGCAGATGAACGCGCTCCAGTACTGCACCCGTCCGAAGTCGCTGATCAAGGGCAAGCGCACCTGATCCTGACCGCCTGACCGACATCGCGAGGGGCCGCTTCCGGGCGGCCTTTCGCGTGTCTGGAGATCCGCATGGACTTCACCCCCCACATCCGCACGCTGTTCCAGCTCCGCGGCAAGCCGGCAACCTACACGCCCACCGCTGGCGCCCCGGCCCCATGCCGGGCGATCAGGCAAGGCGGCGGACAGGTCGTCGCCATCGGTCCGGTTGTGATCATGCTGGAGCGGGTCCAGTTCCACGTCCGTCGCGCTGAGGTTCCCTCCCCGGAGATCGGCGCCGTCCTGACCGTTGGTGCTGACGCCTTCACCGTGCAGGCGGTGCAGCCGGTCCAGCGTGACGCCGACGGGCTGATATGGGGCCTGGACGTGGCCTGGGGGTTGCCCGTGATCTACCGCTCCGCTGCGGCTTCCGGAGGCGTCCAGGGCGGGCCGTGGAGCACCGTCACGGCGGCTGCGGCAGGCGCTGCCTCCATCAGCATCCAGAGCCAGCACATCAACGTCACCGGTAAGCTCCAGCCGGGCGACATTCTCACCATCGGGGGTGCCGCCTACACGGTCGGCACCGTGATCGCCCCGAGCGCGGCGAAGTCCTTCAACAACATCCCGATCAGCCCGCCGCTCGCCGCTCCGGTGGCGGCCGGCGCCTCGGCGATGATCACCCAGCCGTCCGCGGCCAGCTACGCGCTCACCGGCGCCATGGCCGATTACGAGGCGTCCGATATCAAGGATGCCGTGCTGGTCGGCGATCGCCGCATGGTCATCCTGCAAGCCGACTTCGTAGCCGTCGGGCTGCCTGCCGGGCCGAAGCCGGGCGCATCCATCGAGGCCGATGGGCGGACCTACAACGTCATCCACACCAAGGCCCATTACGCCGGATCGGCTGTGGCGGCCTGGGAGCTTCAGGTCAGGGGGTAGCCCATGGCGCGTCTCCAGTCCTTCCGAGCCCAGGTCGATCTCTCCAAATCCCGCCTCCTCGGCGAGACCCGCCGCCAGATGCTGGTGCAGGCAGCCCGTGAAGCGCATGCCGAGGCCTCGGCCATCAACACCCGCGCGCTGGGCCATCCCGTCGAGAGCATCACCATCGTGGACGGGCGCCGCGGCGCGCCGGTGGAGAGCGTGAAGGCCGGCGGCGTCGTGGTCCACCTGTTCGCCGTCCACCAAGCGGCCGTGGAGTTCACGGCGGACACCCTGGCCCGGTATTCCCCGATCGACACCGGCCAGTATGCGGACAGCCATCGGCTGCTCATCAACGGCGAGCAGGTCGAATGGGGCGTGACCGTCGGTGTCGATGACGTCGTGACCTTCGTGAACCTGCTGCCCTACTCGCGGCGGCTTGAGCAGGGATGGTCCGATCAGGCGCCCGATGGGATCTATGAGGTCACGTCGGAGATCGTGCGCGCCCGCTTCGGCAACATCGTCAATGTCCGGTTCGGCTACCGGCATTTCGTCGGACACGAGGCCGGCAAGCACCGCCCGACCGAAGCCGGTAAGCAGCGCGCTTCCAGCTTTCCCTACATCGAGCTGTCGCCCAAGGGCACAAGGAGCCGCCGATGAACAGCTTGGCCGTCAAGACCGCGGTGCGCGCCCGGCTCGCCACTTTGTGGGACCCGGTTGACGCCACCATCCGGGAGCCGAACCGGCCCTTCGACCCGCAGGGGCGGCCCTGGATCGACATCCGCTTCCCTGGCGCTGCCGATGATCGCGCGGACATCGGCGATGCCGAGAACCCGCTGTGGGATGAGGTCGGCGCCTTCATGGTCCACATCTACACCCCAGCCGGCGACGGTCCCGATCTGGCGGACGCCCTGGCTAAGGCTGCGGCGGCGATCTTCCAGGGCCAAGAGTTCGATGGAGTCGAGTGCCGCAACCGACTGCCCGGCCAGTCCGGAGAGCGCGCCCCGGAGGGCATGCAGGGCGCCTGGTGGGGCGTCAGCTTCGGCATCGGCTACCGGTACCAGTCCATCGGCAGTCCATAGACGGCTGCCTCCCACCAATCCCAACGGGCTCGCTTCGGCGGGCCTTTTTCTTTGAGGAGAGAAGGCCATGCCGACCACCGGCTATCAGGCCGGCGCCGACAGCAACGATCTGGAGCTGTCCTACGCCGCGGAAACGACCTGGGGCACGTCGCCGACGGGTGCGTATCAGAAATTTCGCGTGAATTCGGAGGGCTTCTCCGAGAGCAAGAACCGCACCCGCCCGCCGGAGATCCGCGCGGATGGGCAGGCCGCCGCCGCGGTGACGCAGGACGTGTCCGCTTCGGGCAACATCCAGTTCGGCATCAGCCACGGCAACGTCGATGACCTCTGGGCGGGTGCAGTCAATGGTGCTTGGTCGACGGCGCTGAACATCACCGGCACCGACATCGCGTTCACCTCCACCGGCCTGTCGAGCGCCACCGCCGGCAAGTTCTCCACCATCGCCGTCGGGCAGTGGATCAAGATCGCTGGCGCCACGGCCCCGGCCAACAACGGCTTCAAGCGGGTTACCGCCGCGACCGGGACGGCGGTGACGCTGGAGGGTGGCGCCACCACAGCGGCGGCCGGTGCCGCGGTCACGATTACCGGCACGATGCTGCGCAACGGCACGACGTTCACCAGCTTCACCATCCAGAAGCGTCTGGGCGCCTCGCTGGGTTTCGCCTATCCCGGAACCTACTTCACCGGCGGCCAGATCAACGCGGCCCGTGGCGACTTCTTCTCCGGCACGCTCGATGCCCTCTGTCGGAGCGAGGAAAAGCAAGTCGCCGCGCTGGGCTCCGGCTTTACCGCGGCGCCGACGAACAAGGTCATGAGCGTGGTGACCCATCTCAAGTCCGTGGCCCTGGACGGCGGCGCCCTGGCGGCGAAGATCATGTCCGTGAACTCGACCTTCCAGAAGGAGGGCGCCGCGGCGCAGTACGCCGTCTCCACCTCGACGGTGGATGGCACCAAGGCGCAGGGAATGCGCAAGGGCACCCTGACCGCGAACGGCACGCTGGAGGCCTACTTCAGCGATTACGCCCTCTACGACAAGTACAAGGCCGAGGCCGAGGTGAACACGAGCTACCGCGTCACCGACGGCGCCGGCAACACCTACATCGTCACCTATCCGGTGGTGGTGCTGGGCAAGTCCACCATCACGGCCGGCGGCGCGAACAGCGACGTCATGGCCCGGTTCGAATGGGGCGCCGACCCCGATCCGGTCACCGGCTGCACGATGCAGATCGATCGTTTCGCCGGGCCGTAAGCCGGACGACTACCTATCCCTGCCGACACAGGACCCGATCCCTCCGGGGATGGGGAGCGCATGCGCGCATGGGCGGGGGTGTCGGACCCCGCCCACCCCACATTCCTTTCCGACAGAGGGACCGAATCAATGGCTCACGTCTTCGAGGGCGAGCCCGACGCACGGCATGCCGGCGACATCGCGCCGAGCCGCTTCCGCCCGCAGTACCGCGCCCTGTCCGACGAGGAGAAGGCGCTGCATGATCAGATCGAGACCAAGGCCACCGAACTGGAGACCCTGTTCGAGCAAGCCCGCGATCTGCGCTACCCGATGTCCGCGGTCATCAGCGGCCTCGATGGGATCAGCGCGGTCGAGATGGAGGCGGCGACCATCATGCCCGCTGAGGTCGGCTTCGCGCAGCTGGAGCCGGGTGCCCTGGCTGCAGGCTTCTCGGCGACGATGGGCACCGACTACTTCGGCGAGGGCATGAAGTCCCTCGAACTGGCCGTCATGTGGACCGTCAAGGGCCTAACGGCCTGATCCCCACCATACCCAGACCCTTTCCGACAAAAGGACACCATCATCATGGATCTGAACGATTTCGCCGTGGACCCCGCCACCTACGAGAACGGCAAGAAGATCGAGTTCGGCGGCGGCACGCACATCTGCGTCCGCAGCGCCGGCGCCGACCGCGCGCAGAAGGTGCGCGAGCGGCTGTGGAAGCCCTATGCCTCCTGGAAGGAAGTGCCGGCGGAGATCCAGGCCAAGATCAACGCGAACTGGCTGGCTCAGGGCCTGCTGACCGAGTTCGTCGGCTTCACGGTGGACAAGAAGCCCTTCGAGGTGGATCTCGCCAAGCCGGAGGATCAGAAGCGCCTCGGCGACCTGCTGGGCCAACCGAAGTACAAGGCGTTCCGGTCCAAGGTGCTGGGCATCGCCCTGGATGAGGGCAACTTCCAGGCCGCCGCCGATCAGGCAGCGGAGGGAAACTAAGGGCCTTCGCCCGCTGGACCTTCACCTGGGGCCGGCGGGCGGAGGAGATCGGCCGGGCCTGCATCGAGGACGACGAGGAGTTCCCTCCCGTCCTTCTCGATGCGCCCGATCTCAATCCCGGTCTGCGGCGGTTCTGGCGGGCCTTCCAGGACCTGTCCGGGGATCGTCCTGTGGGAATGGCCGTTGGCGCCATCCCCATGACCGCCATGCTGGCCTACGCCAAGGACATCGACGGCGACACCGACCCGCAGAACCTCCGGCGCTTTGTCCGGTTCGTGCGGGCTATCGACGACGAATTCCTGAAGGCGGAGGCGAGCAAGGGCAGCAAGGGGCAGCCGGAGGGGTGAGGGTGGATGCTCAGGTTAAAGTCGCCATCCTCACAGTCCGGAAGCATCCGATCCGCCTGCAGGCGTATACATGATTCTTGTCGAGATGTCGGAAAGCTGATGATAGTCGACTAAATTGCTTGATTTTACATCACGCCAAACTCTATGAGGGCCAAATTTATTGTTTTGCTCTATTGCCGCCCCGTAAAGTCCAGTAAGAGATTGTAGCAAAGAAGCGCTTTGCGTCATATCTCTCAACGTTAAAGATACGGCGGATAACTTGTCGTTCTTAAAATAAAATATACCATCAAAATCATAGTTGCCGGACTTGTAGGGGAACTTGTATTTGGCCTCCAACCCGAGCCCAGCGATCCTTAGCCCTCCTGCTTCGGCTTGTGTGACGGCGACGGCACTGCCTTTAGATGCTGCGAGTACACTCTGCGGGGACATCCCCCACTTCGTGTACTGCCAGTCGGACGCGGCGGGTGATGCGAAAGCTGCTACCACAAGAAAAGCGGCTACTCTGATCATGACATCCTCATGCGATGGGATCAGTATGCTGACGCATGCCAACGGTTGAGTCTATCGTTTGGTGTCTAAATTTCTGCAATGGCGCCCGGAGTTCCGCGGCGCCTTTCCTATTTCTGGGGGAGATCACCCATGGCCGTTGAACTCGCGCAGGCGCTCATTCACGAAGTCGTCGTGGATGATTCGAAGGCCGTTGCCGGGGCGCAGAACGTCTCCCGAGCCATGGACGGCATGGCGACCGCATCGGACAAGGCGACTGCCGCGGCGACGAAGCAGGTGAGCGGCCTCAGGCTGCTGGATGAGGCCACGGTGAAGCTAAGCCGTGCGCAGGAAAGCGCGTGGGGGGCGCTCCAGAAATGGAAGGCAGTGGCCGATGACAACGAGCGCGCCATGCAGCGGTTGGCTCGCGCCGAGGCTGACCTTAACCGGGCGGTGCGCCAAGGAGTCGCGGACGAAGAGGAGAAGATTCGCGTCCTCGACCAGCTTCGCCAGAAGCTGTCGGGCTATGCCGTTGCCAACGATAACGCCGCAGCCTCGACGGGCCGGTTCAAGGGTGCACTCGGCAACATGGGCCTTCAGCTTCAGGACGTGGCTGTGCAGGCCCAGATGGGCACGTCCGCCTTCATCATCCTGGCGCAGCAGGGACCGCAAATTGCATCGGCATTCGGCCCAATGGGCATCGCCATCGGTACCGTCGTGTCGATCGCCTCTGTCGCGGCCGGCGTGCTCTTCACGCTCGGCGATGAGACGAAAAAGTCGGCGAAGGAAATCGATACCTTCGGCGATGTGTTGGGGATCTTCGAAGGGCGGGCGAGGGAATCCGGCGCCGCCATTGAAACGTTGACGGACAGCTATCGCGCCCTTGGTGGAGAGCTGCGCGCCCTCTCGAAGCTCGCCCTGCAGGCCGATATCGCCACCCTGACCGAGAAACAGGCGAAGGACCAGAAGTCGGCGTGGGACACCATCCGAAACGCCACGATGGCGGGCGCGAAGGACGTACCTGCGTCGCTGAGCGCCCTGCAGCAGCTTGGACAGGATAAAGACCTCGCCGGCTTCCTGGGCAAGCTCCAAGCGCTGAACGAGAAAGGCGCCATCAAGCTGATGCGCGACGAGGACATCCGCGCGTTGCTGGAGACCGGGGAGGCCCTGCGCGTCGCCGAGGCGCGCATGGCCGATCTGGAGGGGCGGGCGACGCCGGCGCAGAAGGCGTTGCTGGGCTATGCCGATGCGGCCCGGGAGGCGGCGAAGGCGGCGGCTGAATTGGCGACGTCACAGGCGAAGGCCGGGGCATCCCTGTTCACCACCGAACGCGACCTTGACGCAAAGATCCAGGCGCTGAAGGGCGGCGAGGCCGCCATGAAGGCCTATGGGGAGGAGCAGGTCAGGACGCAGGCGCGCAGCAAGGCCTATGACGACGCCATCCACTCCGGCCTGTCCACCCTCGATGCGACGGCGGAGGCCAACCGGATCGCGGCGAAGGCCGTGGAGGCCTACCGGCTCGAACAGCAGCGCGCTGACGAGCAGACGGCCGCCAACGCCGCCAGCCGCAAGGCCGAAAGCCAAGCGGAACGTGACGCCAAAGCCTACGCCAAGGTGTCGGAGGAACTGGATCGCGGTATCGCCGAGCAGCAACGGCTGGCCGGTGTGGTCGGGCAGAGCGTCGAGGCGCAGCGGGAGGCGAACACTCAGACCAAGATCGCGGAGGCTCTTTCGAAAGCCCATACCACCGCGTCGACGGCGGAGGGCAAGGCCATCGCCGGAAAGGTCCGGGAACAGGAGAAGTGGCGGGCCACTGCCGCTGACGCCGCGGTGCTGGATTCCTCCAAGCGGCAGCTCGCCTACGCCCAGCAGGAACTGTCCCTGATGGGGCAGGCCGAGCCGGTTCGCGCGCGGGCGTTGAAGTCCTTCCAGATCCAGCAGGAGGCGGGGGAACTCGCGAAAACGACCACGGCGGAGAACGTGGCCGAATGGGTCCGTCTCCAGGAGCAGATCGCCGACACCCAGGCCATCAAGGCATTCCGGCTGGAAGTCCAGGGGGAGGCGAAGGAGATGTCGCGCGACGTCACCGAGGCCCTCTTGGATCGCGAGGCAAAGTGGCGGGATGTCGGCAAGACCATCGGCAAGCGGATTGCCCTTGGCTTCCTGGAAAACCAGTTCGTCATGCCCATCATGACGACGGTGGTAGGAGCTGTCCCAAGCCTGTTCGGCATCCAGGGTCCGGCCACGGCGGCCAACATGAACGCCGCCAACCAGAACGGTGCCGCCGGGCTGACCGGTCAGGCCACCGATATGGCCACCAACTGGGGAGCAGGGAAGGCGCTCTCCTGGGCGGGTGACAAGCTGGGGCTGACGGGCGGATTCGACGCGCTGATGAACACCCCGGTTTGGGGATCGGCCGTGGGCATGTCCTCGACCGGCGCAGCGGCCTACACGGGAACCCTGGTTGCCAACCCGGCCTTGGCGGGTCCGGGCTTGGTGCAGGCCGGGTCCCTGAACGCGGCGAACGGCGTCGTCAACGCGGGCAACACCGCCGCGCTCAACGCCTCCTATTCCGGTACCACGACCGGTGCGTCTGGGACGGCCGGCGCCACGCTTGGCGGTGTGCTGGGCACCGCCGGCGCCGGCTTCGCGGCGGGCTCTTTGCTTGGCGGTTGGGCCGGCACCTCGACCAACAGCAAGGTGGTCGGCGGGCTCTCCGGGGCGGGTGCCGGGGCGGCCGCCGGTGCCGCTATGGGAACATGGGTGTTCCCCGGCGTCGGGACGCTTGTCGGTGCGCTGATTGGCGGTGGCGCCGGCGGGCTGGGCGGGCTGATCGGCACCCAAAAAGCCTCGGTCGGCCCCAACGCCCAGGGCAACGTCGTGGTCAGCGGTGGACGGTTCGCCGAAGGGCCGTCCGCGGCGGACAACAAGGGCGATGCCACCGGGGTTCGGCAGGCTACGGCGCAGATCGCCGCGGCCTTCAACAGCATGGCGGACGCCTATGGCCTGCGGGCGCCGGACGGCACCTACGGGCTCTATACCGGCGGCGACAAGGTCAAGGGTAACGGCGTGCGGACGCCCGAAGAGCTGATCCGGCAGATCGTCGGCAGCCTGTCGGCGGACGGGTTGGTCGGGCGGGCGCTTGGCTCGGACGTGGTGAAGGGGTCCGCCGACCTGGAGCAGATCAACAGCTACCTGTCCCTGGCCAAGCGCATCGAGGCGACGACAACCGCTCTGGATGGGCTCGACAAGTCGCTGGGCGGCGTTCAGAAGGCCGCCTTCAAGGCTGCCGGTGAGGGTCTGCAGCCCATGCTCGAGGAGCTGAAGAAGGCCGGCGAGATCGGCGCATCGGCCGAGTACAAGGCGCTGGTGTCCGGGCAGGTCTCCAGCATCCTGGACGACATCGCCAACCCGCGGGCCTACACCGAGACGGAAACCGCTGTGGCCACCCTGACCGGCCAGCTTGCGGCCTGGAAATCGGTGCTGGAGCAGGTCAACCCGGATCTGGCCAAGACCGTTGATGCGATCCAGGAGAAAGGCCTGGAGCGCATCAACAAGGGGGTGCGGGACACCTTCGCCGCGAACCTCAACGAGGCGAACGACAAAGGTTTCCTGAACCAACTGGCCGACGTGCGCAAGACCTGGGATGCCGGCGCCACCGACGCCCTAAAGGCGGGTGTGAAGCCGGAGGACTACGTCAGGCTGTACGACGCCCAGGCGCGGCGGATACTCGACGGACTGGATAACAGCCAAATCGACGGCGTGGTGTCCTACTTCAAGGACCTCGACCCGGTGATGGCAGGGCTGGCCGACAGCCTGCGCGGCACCACCACGGCAGCCAAGGAAGCCCAGAAGGCGGTTCAGTCCACCGCCGATAGTCTGACGGCCTGGCTGAACGGCCAGAAGCTGGGCGATGCGTCGTCCCTGTCGCCGGTCGCCAAGATGGAGGAGGCGCAGCGCCAGTTCGACGCCGCGCTGTCGGCCTCGCGGAAGAGCGGGGATATCTCGGGCGCCACCAAGGCGGCCGACGCCCTGCTGTCCGCATCCAAGCCCGTGCTGGTCATGGGCACGGAGGGGTACAGCCAGCGGGAAGATTGGATCACCTCCACGCTGAAGAACCTGGGTCACGAGCTGGGCCTGCCCGGTTTCGCGACCGGCGGCGATCACCTCGGCGGTCTCCGCATCGTCGGCGAGCGCGGGCCGGAGCTGGAGTGGACCGGCCCGTCGCGGATCTTCAGCGCCGATCAGACCCGGCAGATCCTGGCGGGAGCCACCGCGCAGGCGGCTCCACAGGTCACGGTCAACGTGGACATGCTGCCGGTCATGCGAGCGGTCAGCCAGTCCACGAATGAAGTGGTGTCCGAACTTCGCCGTCTCCGTCAGGAGGTGGCGGAGCTGAGGGCCGAGAAGCGGACCGGCACAAACCTCAAGCTGGCGGGGGCGGCGTGATGACCTGGGGAACCTCAGCATGGGGCGCGGTGCCGTCGGGCGCGCGGGGCTTTGCCGCCCTGCCGTCCCCTCCGGCCTTCGTCTCCGCCACGCAAGACAGCGTGTGCGACGTGGTGTTCCTGGTCGAGATGCAGCCCGCCACCGGGGCCACGGCGACGGTGGAGCGCAAGCCGCTCGTCCAGGGCACCTACGCCTGGGGCACGCTGCCCTATCGCCAGCCGTCGCCGCCGTCGATCCGCATCGACTGGTCGGATCGGGACTGGACCAGCCGGCCGGACGACACGCGGGCCAACGTCCATTTTGAAGGGCGGGTGGAGCCGCCGCAGTTCGACCGGTCCATCCCCATCGTGCCGGGATCGGGCAGGGCGGCGGTGTCCATCGGCGAGCTTGTGGCGGTCAACGCCGATGGGGTCTACGACAGTTACCCCGACG